TTTCCCCTCGCCCCGACTGGAGATGAGCACGATCAGCCGCATCACGTCCACCGGGCCGGTGGTAACGGCCGCCAAGAACCGCTCCACCGTCGGGGACGGAATATAGCGCGGCGCGAACGCGGGGGCGCGCTCGAAGCCGGGCGGGAGCAACAAGTCGCGGTCGCTGATCTCAATCACGTCGTCGCTACCCGTTGGTCCCGCGCCCCGTGTGCCACGTTGCCGGACGAGTTCGGGTCGTGGCCACCGTCACGCGCAGCCGCCGAAACCAAATGAGAACACCTAAGCCCCCGAAAGAAATCACCAGCAAAAGAAGCCCGCCCCAACAGCGACGCTTGTCGCTCCCCACCACGATCTTCGATTCGGCGTTCATGGCGTCCTCCGTCTCGTCGGCCTGACCGCCTTGTCGGCTGCGGCGTGTGCGGCCCGGAGCGACTTGTGATACAGACATTGACACCGAGCGGGCGACCCGTGGGCGGGACTCCCGTTGCCCTTCGGGGCAGCATCCCGCTGGCGATTCATCCCCATCGAAGCCACCCGGCAACGCCGAGCCCGAGCGCGAGGAGCAGCACCCCCCAACACGCCCGCCGAATGCTTCGGCACGCGGCGGCCACGGCCACCGGGTCCACGTGCGCCTCCAAATCCCCGTCGGCCTCCAGCCACGCCTGCACGTTCCTGGCCCGGGTCCTGGCCGCGATCCGGTCGCGTTCATCCCGCGCTCGCCAAGCAAAGTAGCGCGCCCGGTGCGCCTCGCTGTCGGGGCAGGCGATGGCGGTCATGGCACCGCTACCTGGCAGGGGGTGAGCCTGACCGACCATACAACCAGCCGGATGCGCGATAAAACTCGGGGCTCCGCATTCAGGGCAGGCGCAGGGGCACCCGGCGTTGGCGACGACTAGCCCACGGGGAATCGTCATCGATGTCACGTCTCTGGTTCCTCGGGCGGAAGCAAATCCAGCCGGCGGAGCACTTCCTCCTCGGCCCACGTGCGGAGCCGACGGATCGCATCAAAGAAACTTGACCCAGGCTCGACGGGCGAGGTGCCCAGGACGGCCACGGCGTTGACCAGCGGGGACGAGAGGCGAGGGTCAGCCAACTCCAGTCGAATGTGCCAACCGTAGACTGGCCACAGCAAAGGAAAAAGCTGCGTATCCCGTTGCGGCTGGCGCTTCACCGTCCACTCCGCGTGATCCCAGGAAATCTCGGCGAGCGCCGCCATTTTCAGGGCTGGCAGTTCGGCGGAGGTGAACGGAGGATCGGTCAGGCGAGCCAGCCGCACGGCTCCGCACTCACAGTCTCGGGGGACCTTGCGGAACCCGGTGATACACACCGCCTCATGCGCGCCGATCACAATGGTATCCGTCACCACTTGGCCTTCAATCTCCGGCGTTCCGAGTGGATGCACGTAAAACGCGCGGGGATCGTCAGACCGAACCGCGATCATCGCGAGGGCCTCACGGTCTCTCCCCCTTTTCTCCCCGATCCCGAACCCACGCGAGCGCTTGGCGAAGGGTTGGCCGCCACCCCGGAATCCACCCGACCGCCATCTGGGCGTTCTGGACGCACACCACACCCGCTCCGTAAGGCGTCGTCCCGTGGGCGAAGTCCCCGCGCCGGTGCGCTTCGACGGAGGCGTGGCGTGGGCACTCGGCGGCCACCCGTTGCCACCGCTGCCACCAGAGAGCCCCACGATTCTGCCCTGCGGGGCAGTTTGGAGCCGCCGTCACGGAGTCTTGCGCCATGATCTGTCCGGTTTCCAGCCAGCGTCATCGGCCTCGGGGAGACTTTCACCAAAGAGACACAGACCGACCACGGCGAGCACCACGCCCACCACCCCGCTGGCCACCGCTCCCGCGATCCAGATCCAGCAGCTCACGGTCTCACCAAGGACCCCCGTTCAAGGCCGCACCAGCCATGAATGGCGATCCGGCCGCACTTCCAGGGCCGCAAAGCTCGGGTCGTGCTCCGACCGGCCCGACGTGAACCAGACCGGGTAGGTGCGGCCAGCGTCATCCCGGACTTCGAGGATGAACTGCTTATCCCCTTGGGCGGTCGGGGCCTGCGGAAGCACCCCCAGGATCAGGGTATCCTCCACCTGCTTCTGGATCTCGTCCGCCGGAGGCTCGCCCGCCTGCGCCCGGCCCCGCCGGAAATGCCGGGTCATTTTCTTGGTCCAAATCTTCTGCGGCAGGATGCACTGCTCCAGGATCGTGGTCCGGTAGAAGCCCCCGGGAGGGTTGGGCAGGGCCATGAACGCCCACCGCTCGCCGTTGTCCAGTTCGAGGCCGACCGCCACGGCCCCGTGCGGCACCGGCCCCACCCCCCAGTGAATCCGGGCGACAAAGCGCCCCTCCAGCCGTTCCCGCAGAACCGTCAGGCGCACGGCGTCCGCGAAGGGCACGATGGGCAGTTCGCCCTCGGGTTCGTGGGCAGGGAAGCGCAGGAGCGTCATGGGGCCTGTCCTGGGCACCGCCACTGAACTCTGCCGAAGGGAATATCCCTCAAGCCGATCGGAACGAGGCCGGCGGGTCCAGCGAGAATCAGAAAGGCGAGCTCGCGGCGTTGCCTGGCGCAATCCTCCTTGGCGATCAGGGGGAAGTCGTGCTGGAACGAGGCCAAGGTAATGCCAAACCCCAGCAGTCCAGTCCCGACCCAAAGCAGCACGATCCCGAGAATCAGCCACGGCCGGCGTATTATCAACATCCGCAACCGCCCTTACCGCTTCGGGGGCCGCTTCCGCTCGGGGAGATTCTTGGCGGGGGTCCGGGCGTACTCCTTCATCTGCTCCTTGGTCATGTTGGCCGGACACTCGCCTTTCGCATGGAGCGGCGAATGCGAGCAGATCGCCATCAGGGCTTGTTGGGTCTTGCTTTTAGCTGGCATGATTCATCATCGCTTTCTTTTTAGGTCCGGTCGCATTTAGATACAAAAGTTTGTTTCTAATTCGTTCTCGTTGAGAAACCTCCTTTTTCGCCACTCGAAAAACTCAACCTTGCTATCCTCCGGCGCACGTTTGACGCCAGACTACCTAGAAGCGGTCGGAAGGGCAATCGCCCTTTCATATTGTTTAAAATCGACAACGTCGCCTCTTAGCCAACGGCTTTCCGCTCGGCTGGTTTTCCACCCATGACAATTCCGACAGAGGCTCACGAGATTTTTAGGATCATTGGCTAGATTCTTTTCATTCTCCTCGAATACTCGCCACGGGATTATATGATCTACAGACAGTTTTACCCCATTCTCCATTTCCGGTTTCCCACATCGTTGGCAGCAATGGCTGTCACGCTCTCGGACTTGCTCAGATAATTTCTGCCATCCGGCAATATAAACCCCGTGGCGACCCTCACCGGGACGATATGCGCTATGACGGGGACCCTGAAAATACTCACGGAAGCATAGGGGACTGCAAAACACCGCCTTTTTATTACGCATGAGCGCCGCCCGGGTCCGACGAAATGGCTTCCCGCATTGATCGCACACCGCCTCCATGAAACTCGGGCGTTGACCGCGTACTGCGCTGTAGCACGATAAACCGCAAAATGTTCCTCCGCCCCGCCTTAACGAAGAGTTGTGCACCCAAAATACCATGCCGCAATGCTGACACGCTCTCTGTTTTCTGGTCCTCAGCTTTTGACAATCTCGTGAACAGGTATTTGCACTGGAAGATTTACAGGGTTGACCACAGACCGCACAGTTTCTTTTCGGTTTGACTGGTCGAAGAGCCCAACACGCTCGGGAACAAAAAGATGCCTTGTTGTCTGTGAGTTTCCCGCATTGTCGGCATGGATGCTGAATAACGAGTGCTGTGCGCGGGCGAGGTGGCTGAGGAGTTAACTTGAAACACCGCCATGAACAAAAGCGGCGACGCGCAAAGGCATACGGTCGCTCGGATACCCGGCGGTGAAACATTTCGCCGCATCGTTCACACTTAAGAACGCCGGTCTGTTTTCGGCGCAAAGTCCGCCGGTCACTTGTGCCATATCGGGCGAGCTTTTCTAAGCGCCGTCGAGCATTAAGCGAGCGCCCGCGTGCATTGTGGCACATCCGACAGCGAAGCCATCCCCGACGAGACCGCATGGGCGCATAAGGGTGCCCACCTTTACACAGCCGCTGTTTGTTCATTTTTATCTCGGAGGCGGTAGATTTCGCCATCCTCGGTCAGGCCAAGCAGCCTGTCGCGCCAGGGCTGAAGCTGGATGATCTGGTTAGGCATCTGCCGCCTCCTCCGACACGGGCATTTTGTTGGCACAGGTCAGAAAGTCGAAGAGGTGGTCGTTATTGTAGTGGACAAGCAGCGCGCCTTCATTCCTAATTTCGTAACCGTTGTGATAGGTTTCCTCCGTCGCTCCACAGATCGGGCAGGCGTTGACGGGGGTGGAGAGCCCCGTCTGTTCGTCGCTGAGCTTCTCTAGGACTCCGAGGGCGCAATAGCCGCCCCGACCGTCGAACAACCTCCCGATCAGTTGCGGAACCCCGTCAAGGGCCGCCTGGATCAACGCCTCGCGTGCCGCACGTGTCATCGTTCGCCTCAGGGGTTTCGGATCTGCACCGCCCGCTGCCGAAGCGCATCGGGCTAGATCAATTTCCGGCACCGGGCGATCCCCAGGACCGCTACCCATCCCGCATCGCTCAGGATCGGCACCACCGGCGCCGGAAAAACATACCGGAGACCTTTTCTGCTTAGCTTGGGCCAGTGCCAGCACATCAAAATAGAGCAAGTCACGCTCGGGGAACCGGATGCGATCCGAGAAATGGTTGTAGCGAGGGACGAGTTCGGGGTGCTGGCCTAAATACTGCACAACTAAGTCGTGCGCTTTCCTCGCTTTGCGCTGCCTGTCCGCACTGAGGGCCGGGTCAATGCACAACCCATAATTTACCCACGCGAACGTGGTCCATACACAGGGATCGGGCGGCATTTCCATTCTCCTTTCCTCCAAAACCTCATTTCCTTTCGAGCAGGTGCTTGGCTAAATCTCCGGTGGCGGCCGAGAGGACCGTGAGAGCTTGTGGCAATGTCGCCACCACGGCGACCACACCGACAAACAAGAGGAACAATGACCCGATTCCCAACCACATCCAGCGCGTTGGGTCAACAATGCCTCCTGTGTACATCATCCATGGCTGTGAATACGCGAGCCCGACCAGCATCCCCCCGATGAGTGCCAGCAGCACGGCAGCGGCAAAATCGCCGAGCGCTCGAATCTTGTGCGCCCGTACCATCTCCGGCCAGAGCTCCGCCGTCGTCCGTCCAACTTTATCCGCCAATGTTTGCAAAAGCTCAAGCGCTTTGTTTACGGGCGATTGGTCAGGTGTCATTGCCCCTGTTCTCCTTGGCCAGCCCCGCCGACGAACACAGGTTATCCCTCCACCGGATGCCCCTGGTGCGCCAAGTCCTGCGCGAGCAACTCCAAGGCCACCAGATACGCATAGATCGGGTTCGTCGTCTCAGCCACCCGCGCGGCCATCCGGTAGACCCGCTCGGCCCACGCATATCGTTCGGGAGGCACGACGGACAGCAGGAGTTTCAAGACCTGCGCCTCGGCGTCGCCTGCCGCCCCCCGGGGCTTCGCCCCGCGCGCCGTGGTCACCGCTTCCTGAAACGCCGCCTCGGTCATGCCCGCCGCCTGCTCGGCCCACGCCGCGACGGCCTCCACCGTCACCGCCTCGCCCTGCTCCTCGATCCACGGTGCCAGAATGCTGGCCTTCTTCGCCCCCATTGCCAAGAGCAGATCCCGCACGGCCTTCCTGAGTGGCTCCCCGACCGTGGCCAGTGCCTCCACAATGCTCAGATAGCGACGCAGAGATCTATAGTTCAACCCGCAGACGGATTCGAGATACTCCGGTAGGTTTTTGTGCCCGGTCTTCGCCCACCGCTGCAACGAGTCGGCGAGTTGAACTAATTCGCATGTTTCAAGGTTCTCGGCAAACCCGCCCTGCGCCCGTTGCCGAAGACACTCGTCGAGATCTTCTTCTCGTTCGAACTGCCAATGTTTGTGTTGAATCATGTCGGCCCTGTGCGTCGTCGGGCGCGCCGGTAACCAGCACACTTCAATAGGATTTGGCGTCGCTCGCGCTGCCGAATGGCGGGATCCAAGTCCTCTTCGCGCGGCGCCCAGGAACCGTGTTCAGTGACAGCTCCTTGGTCTAAAGACCGGGGCTTCCCGATCTCAGACATGGGCTCCTCCTCCGAGCGTCTGCTGTCCCAGACGGAGGATGTTGCGGGCGGCGTTCACGTCGCGGTCGTGGACCGTCCCGCAGTCGTCGCACCGCCACACCCTCTCACGCAGACCTGCGATACCTCTCGGCCTCGAAGCGGGCAACCTGCCGCACTCCGAGCAGGTCTGGGTACTCAAATGTTCCGAGACTTCCAAGCACACCCCACCACCGCGTAATCGCGATTTGTAGCGGAGCATGGCCCGGAAGTTCGACCACCCGGCGTCGAGTACGCTCTTCGCCATCGTGGTCCGAACGAGTTGCGAGGGGTTGATGTCGCCGACGAAGATGAGCCCGAAGCGCTTCACAAGTTGTACGCTCGTCTTGTGCAGAAAATCCCGCCGGCGGGCGGCGATCTTTCGGTGGATCGCGCGAGCGTGACGTGTCTTGCGGGCGCGCTGCGCCGTCGCCAGCTTGGTCTCGGACGCCCGGTAGAAACGCGGGGCGGCGATCTTTTCGCCGGTCGAGAGCGTAGCGAAGTCTTTGAGGCCCAGGTCGATCCCGACGTGGGTAATGCTGGCGCTGGTGGCTTCCAGCACTTCGACTGGCAGGTTGATGTACCAACGACCACGGGCGTCAGCGTTGAAAGAACCAGCACCGATCACCGCCCCGGTCGGAATCTCCCGGAGGTGCATCGTCTCGTAGCGAACACCACGAAAGGTGAAGGCTTCGCCATCGAACGAAACGTGGCCCGTGTTGAACGGCACCCAGCCGAGTGACCGCCGTCCGCGCCACCTCAGCCACGGCTTCTTATGCGCTCGGCGTGCGGCGGCATAGGCAAGGCACACGCGCTGAATCGTATGGGCGTGGAGGTCGAGATCCACGCTCGTGCCTGCCGTCAGCGCCGCCAGCGCTGGGTAGCTGAGCCAGCGGCGGCACTCGCGGACCGCCTGCCGCTGTCGCTCGTTGCAGTAGTTCCATACATAGTTGACCGCCCTGGCGTGGCGGGCGAGCTTCGCCGCATGCCGATCCCGAAGTCGCAGCTTCAGCGTAATCTGCATGCTAGGCTCGCTTGTCCCCGGACTGAAGTCCTGGGTTTGCGCTCGCTGGTGGGACAGACCATTGAACACGTTCTGGCGGCGGAATATATCCATCATGGTGCAAAACCCCCATCGCATAGGGGGGCCGGATCGGGAGCCCCTCGGCCTCACACCACCTTGTGTGGAGGTGTCCGAGAAACAATTTGACGGCCTTCCGCCGCGCCGCCAAATCGCAGTGCCCTGGGCGCCACTCGGGGCGGTTCTGCTCGTAATACGCCTTAGCCTCCCGGTAGACGCCCTCGTAGGGTTGCGTCCCGGCGAGGATGAATTGGCGCGCCACGAGGAAGCACGTCTTTTTCAGGAGGTTGTTGTAGGGGAGCTTCTGCCCCTTGACGCGGCGATCTGCCCCCGGGGCAAGCCCCGCGAACTTCCAGAGACTTGAAATTGACGGGGCGCGGTGAATGTCGATGAGCCCGACCAGCATCCCCCCCAGGCGCTCGCCGATCCCCTTCACGCTGGAGAGCCAGGGCCAGACCGGGCTCCGATGACATTCCGTGTGGAGATAGGCCACGACGGTCTCTTCGAGGCGGATCAACTGTTCATAAATCTCCTTTGCCCTCGGATCATGCACGTCGGCTTTGGTGGCCAGCGACCGTTCAAGTCCTACGCGATCTCGCTGGATCGACTGGAAAAGCGTGGCGAGGCGCGGGAGATGAGGAGAAAGACGCTCATTTCGTCCGGGTGACTCAATCTCTTCGGCTCGCTTTTCCGTCACGGGTAACTCACCGAGCGAGGCTCGCTTTCCCCCCACGGGTGGCTTAAAGAGCGCGGCTCGCTTTCCTGAGACGGGTGTCTCGTTCTGCGCGGCTCGCTCTTCTGAAGCGGGTGCCTCTATTCTCACGGCTCGCTCTTCTTGGACGGGTGCCTCACCTTTGTCGGCTCGCTCCTCGCTTGCGGGGGTCTTCGTTCGCGTGGCTCGCTTCCGCCTCATGGGGGTCTCCCCTTTACCGGCTCGCACATTCATTACGGGTGCCTCACCTTGGGCGGCTCGCTTTTCCTCCACAGGTAGCTTGTTCAGGGCGGCTCGCTTGCTCGTCGCGGGTGACTTCCCTCTTACGGCTCGCTTCTCCATCACGGGTGCCTCCTGTTTACCGGCTCGCTCTCTTGTCGCGGATGTCTCCAACAACGCGGCTCGCTCTTGAGATATGGGTGTCTTGAACCTGGCGGCTCGCTCCGTGATAACGGGGGACTCCATCTTGACGGCTCGCTCCTTCATCGCGGGTGCCTTTACTCCTCTGGCTCGCTCGTTTATTCCCCGAGCGCCCTGTTGATCTCCTGCATCTCGGGAGAGCTTTGGTAGAGTGCCCATCCTTGCGCCTCTTCCGTCTGCGTCCACCCGTGGCTCCGCCATCCCCGAATCGTGCGCTTGGCCCGGCTCAATGCCCCGTGTAACTCCGTCACCTTCGCCCGCAGCGTCAAGAGCGCCTCATCCCGTTTCCGGGCCGCTGCGAAGATGCGCGTCCGTGCCTCGGGGGACCCGTACAGAATCGCGCTGATCGTTTCCTCCAAGACTGCGGCGACCTCGGTGGGACGATCCTGCCGGGCCAAGGGGAGCGCGATCGCCAGCGCCACCCGGGCCAGTTCGTAGAGTTCCGCCGTCTTCCGGAGCTTCTGCCGAGTCTGGGCCAGGGTTTTCTCCAGTCGCGCCAGAGCGTCCTTCCGGCGCTGAAGGTGCCGCTGGAGCCGAGCGATCTGGCCCGGGAGATCTGGGGATGGCGGAGCGGCCTCAATAGGCGGTAGGGTGTGAAGTTCGGCCATGAGATCCTCCTCTCTGTTTCAGGCCAACACAACGGCCACCGGCACTCGGGGTGTCGGGGTGATGGCCTACGCCCCATGCGCGGCGGCGCGGAGACAGCCCCACGCAAGGGCCACCACGAGCACGCTCAAAGCGATGCTGATCGAGATCAACATTCCTTGCCCTCCGCGTTGGGCACCTCGCCCACGAGTCCGTATTGTGGCTGGATCTGCAACCGGACCAACGAGTCCAGTGTATATCCGTCGATCCGACCCGCCTCAAGAGCTTCGATAATCTGTTCTGGAGTCACGCCCCACGCATCGCCGATGCCTTGCGCTACCGCATAAGAGAACACGCGGAGTCGAACCACTGGGTACGCACGGAACTCTAACCCCATCGCGTAGCCAATCATCACTTCAGTATCGCTAAGATCAAGCCTTCCAATTTGCCGCTGCAAGAGGCTTTGAGAATTCTGGATCCTTTGGTGGCAGGCTGCACACAGACAATGAAGGCTCGATTCAGGATAATCCCAAGGCGCGCGCCCCTTTTCGTAATAGGAATGATGAATATGAAGCGTCTGGTCATCTGCACCGCACTCCTCGCAGGTAAATTCATTGAGCTGAAGAATCTCAAGACGCTTCTTCTGCCACTTGGGATGTTTGAGTTGTTCGAAATAGCTGGAGTATGCCATTAGCGTTCCGTAAACCAGCAATTCGAGCACACGGGCTCCCGGTAGTCCCCGGCGAACGCGATGCCGCATCTCGAACAGGGGTGCATCTCTGCTCGCACCCCCGGCGTGCGGGGCGCGTCCAATGAGAGCTCTGCTACCAGTTCCTTGACCAGCCTCGGCACGGCCTCGGGATCCAGCAGCTCGGCGGGCGACGTGAATTCCCACGACAAGGCCGCGCCGCGAGGGGGCAGGATCGTCAGGGTCCCGGTCCACCCGCACTTCGGGCAGGTACCCTTCTTCAGCCGAACCTCGCAGTCAGGGCATTCGTCGTTCAGCATCGCTCGGCTCCTCCGGCATTTGCTGGCCGAGATAGCCGTGGAACTTCGTCGCGCCGAACAGGGTCTCGGGTCGGAGATACTTCTCCTGCTCCGTGCCCTTCCACTCGCGCACCTTTCGGGCGATCACGCCCCGACAGTCCTCCACCGTTGCGCCTTCTTTCAGCCGAGCCATGATCGGACGGAGATTGACCGGCACCCCCCGAAAGCTCTTCTCGGCTTTCCGGTTCAAAAATCCGAGGAGGTCTTGCGCTTGAACTTGAACCTGATCAGGTCCCCCGTGGGGGACTATAGGGGGTTCCTGCTCCTGCTCCTGCTCCTGCTCCTGTATGGGGGCCATAGTGTTAGCCATAGTGCATGCCTTGACGAAGGCAAGGGTGAAGGCATGGTGTATGCCATCGCCAAGGCTTAGCCAATGGCTCAAGCACTTGTTTCGAAACGGTGTTTTAGGGAGATCGTGGAACAGGTTTGTCCAGGTTTTTATAGCGTTCAGGCTCTCTGGCGCGTTCTCTGGGATCGTGAGGGCCTGTGGGAGGAACACCATTAGGGACCCGTCATCTGCGTAATCAACCATCATATTTCTGGAGACTTCAGTCATGGCTAAGCGAAGCCTAGCCGAAGGCAAGCGTAAGGCATCGGCTATGCCTCCCGGGCCTTCCACGTAGAGGAGGAACGGCGTGGACCGGGGTGAGGTCAAATGGTAGAGAAAGAGGAGGCGGCCATCGACAGAAAGGGATGGGAATTTGTCATCCTCCCAGATGCGAGTTAGCACGCGCCGATAGCGGCTCACGCCCCCGTCTCACTGGAACAGAAACATCTCCGGGACCAGCCCCCGCACCTCGGCGAAGAGAGAGGAGGCCATAGCCTCGGATGGCTCCGAGGGTTAGGTCCCGAAGTTTGGTGTCTGCGGCAACTCGCCGAGGTGCATCACGGCCCCGATCTTACCCGCTCGCCCGGCGAGAGGGCAAGAAAAAACTTCACGTCCCGCACCCGCCACCGTTTCTGACCCATACGATAGCCTTGTCATAGACTATCCAAGGACTATCAGGAGACGGGGTGGCGGCCAACTCAGCCAGGGCGGTTTCCACCTGTTTCTGAGGGAGCCCAGTCTGCCGAGCGAGCAGTTCGACATAGTACCGGAAGATCGAGGCGGGACCCGCTTGGGCGCACAGGCGCACCGTGAGCAACACAAGACGGGCTTGAAAAGAGAGCGTTTGATAGTCAGGATCATCGAATAGCGCCCCATAGACTCCTCTGTGGACGCCTCGGCTCATGGGCCTCTCGTTTCACGGCCAAAAAATCTCCGGGATCAGCGCCTGCAATCCGACGAAGGAAGCAGCGTTTTCGCTCCGGGTGGCCCCGAAGCTAGATCCCGAAGTTCTATAGGTGTCACAATGGATCGTCGGATTGCATCTCGACTATCCTACCCGCCTACCCTCGCGCGACGCAAGAAAAAACTTACGTCCCGCACCCGCCTTCGCATTCGAGGGCAAACCCAGGAAACTCATGCTGTTTCGGCTCAAACTCAATCTCCGCTAGGGGGCGAGCCGACCGATGAAGATAAAGCGATTGCTTCATCCGACGCGCGAATGACTTCTCCCGGATGGCCTCGTCGATCTCCACCGCCCGCCGCCACCCCGCCGGATCGGTTTGCTGAAGGAGCCACCACTCCGCATCGGACTTGAAGGGACAAAAGACGCAGGCGGACCGAGGGACCGGATGCGGGACACGATCCGCCAGGAACCGGAGACAGTCTCCACGGGTCCACCCCAGGGCTAGGAGGGGGAAGTCCACCGTGCGAATTCCCTTAAACCGACGCTGGATGCTCGTCGCCCGCCGTGCTTCGTCGGTGGAAATGCCGAACAGCTGCACGACGGGGCGATCCTTCGGCCACCGAGCGCGGGGCTTCAGCCCCAAGATGTCGCGCCGGATCGTGCGCTCCACAACGCGGATTTTATACTCCTGCGTACATTGGCGCTGGACCATGCCGATCGCGGGGCGCACGCCCACCGGCGCGGTGTAAGCGGGAATGGATACAAAGCGCTGGCCCGTGGAGTTTATCCCGCGCTGGAGATCATTGCCCAACTTCCCGGCAGTCCGTACGTAGATAGCCGGCCCGTGGAGATTCTGCAACCACTCCAGGTGTCGATACACGGCGTCCGATTCCTCTTGAGTGTCCGCAAACACCGCCGCGTCAATCGGTGTGATTTTGCCATCAAGCGCGAGCAAATAGACCGCCGTGCTTTGCACCCCGGCCCCGAGGCTCAGAATTCTCAGGCTCACTCGGTCGCCTCCTCGTCCCCGATGCGCAGATCCCCGCCGTCCTGGTGCGGGGTCGCCCAGTCCTTCCGCCGCCGTTGCCCGGCGGGATGCCGTTTGAACGTCCTGGCGAGCGCCTCGCGGGCCGCGTCCACGGTCACGTGCTCGATGGTACCGGTCTTGCGGCGCTTCCACAAGATGAGTGTGTCCACGTAATGCAACGTGCCCGGGTCCTCCACCACGACCGCCGAGGCGCAGCCGCAGGGGTGGCGGAACAGGAAGGCCAGGTCGCCATCGCCCCGACTCATCTGATCGCCCGGTTGGCGACCAGTCGCCTCCGGAGCGTGGCCGTCACGACCAGGTGACACCCAAAGGCACAGGGTCCGGTATCCTGTGAGCCCGCATTCCCCGCCTCCTTCCGAAACCGGCACGATATGGTCCGCTTCCCAGAGGCGTCGTCCAGGAGGGGTTTTCCGCCCTTCAAACGTGAACGGCCCCTCCCAGGACTGGACACTACCTCTGTCCCGCAGATCTTGCGGACGAGGGGCCAATCTGGTAAGGTGAGCAAGCAGACTCCTCCTGTCAGCCGGCGAGGCTTGTTTGGGGGTGAACTGCACCAGGCGAAGGCCACCGTGGATGGTGGCCTTCGCCGTCTCAGCCTGTGAGTTTCACCGGTCGCCTAAAAATCCATCCCGCTTCCCGCATCGTCTCCTTGAATTTTGGCGTTAACGAAAATCGCCATCCAAGGCGTGGGCCAATGACCTCGCGCCGCCGCTCGATGAACTCCTCGCCGATGCCGACTTTCGTCACGTTCTTCTTCAGCGCCCCTGTGATGCCGGCCAACTCAATGTTCTTCTTGAATCCCAGGATCTTCCACAGGTCGGTGTCCCTCAGCCCCTCGCCCGATGCGCAGAGCACATTGATGAATGTTTCCTGCTTCGTCCCCTTGATGATTGTCCGCAACGTCTTGACTCGCTCGGGTGTCAGAGCCCCGAGATTCGTCGGTACCTCGCGGGGCTTGCCTCGCCTCCGCTCGGGTCGAGGGCGCAACTCGACGGGGACGGAGACTGGCGGTATGCTCGGCGCCAGAGGGGTCTGGTGCTGCGGCGACAGATCACCGTTCTTCTCCGCCTCGATGCGGCGCGAGAGGGCTAGGGCCTCCTCGGGCGTTTCGCAGAGGATCGTCCCGGTCACGGGGTCAACGCGGTTTTGCAAGGCGTTCCAGATCGTCGGCGATGCCGCGAATGGAAGTCATCGTCACAGGATTTTCGTACAGCGGGGTGATCTTCGTGTCCTTGTAATGGGTTGGCAGACGTGCCAACATCGCATCTCGAAGCCGGATGGCTTCTGCCCTGAATCGGTCCGCATACTCATTGCTGTGCCGAAGTGACAGGTTGTCCCGCTGTAACCCGTGGGCTCCGATGAGCGCCATCCTTTCTGCTGGCGACTTCACGTTGAGGTAGACGGCGACGTGGGCGTTATCCAACGTTTCGATCTCATGCGCGGCTTGCTGGATGAAGGCCCGCATTGACGGAATCAGCCGAGCCGTACCGGACTTGAGGGCTGCCGTCGTGATCGGGGCAATCGGCTGTACGGAGACGGATTCTAGCGACGCCCACCACCACGCCGCAGACACCACGAGAGCCGTGGCCACAATTGCCGCCCAGAACGGCTTGTCGTCTTGATCGGAAGATTTCCCGCTGCTGCTTCTCCACACCATTCGCTGAGTGCGAAGACCCACGCCACAGGCCCACACGAGTCCTGGCCAGACACTGTATGCAAGCACGCCGATTGCACACAAGCCTAGAACGGTCACCACCCACCCGGGCACGGCTATGCCCTTCTGGCTGAGCAACCACGGCAGCGCCCCCACGACAATGCCGCCCACCCCAGCCCAGGCCCGCTTACTGATCTCTGCCACAGGCCCACTGTAGCACGCGCGTTTTTCGCTTGACAAGCCATCATATCTATACTATCTTTCTAGTGGAGGTGGAGCCATGAAAAGGGATCGGACCCCTAAAGGCCAGCGGCGCAAAGCCCTCACCTTGAAGGACTTCCCCGAAGACCTGATCTGGCAGGCGAAGGCCACAGCTGCCGCTCAGCGGATCACCCTGAAGGTGTTCATCATCGTGGCCCTGGAACGGGCCGTTCGAGAGGCGTAGGCCACAAGAAAGGGCTCCTCGGGTCAAGCTGAAAAAAGATAACGTACCACTACCATCGGCCCGAGGCCGCGCCTCATGCGCTCTATTGTTAACACGCGGTAGAGTTTTGCCGCTGTGGTTTTGTGTGCCCCGGTAACACGAGACGCGGCCCGAATACCCATCCCCGAGTTGGCCGTTCTTTTGATACATCCCGCGCTTCAACCCATGGCCAATCTTAAACATGGCAGGGTTTGGCTGGTTGAATACACGCCAGCCGTAACTCGCAGGTCGGCCAAACCTCCTGCCAGATTCGCGGAGTTCATTCCAATCGAATGAACCTTCTCCAATCGGGTAGCCGTTCGCGTCAGGCATGCCCAAAGATCCGCTTGCGCACCCGCATAGCGCGGGCTTTGTATCCGAAGACGTGCTCGGCGTCCTGCTGCCACTCTCCTACTCGCAGCAACGCCCGCGCAAAAGCGAACGCCCGGGCGCGCGTCAGGCCCCACGGCTGGATGCCCTGGCCGCTGTCTACGTGGGTGACGCGCCATCCCGGCACATGGTCCCGTCCCCGCAGGAAATGGACGGCTAAGCCCTTGGCCACCCACGCGGGCACCTCTGGCGAGTCGCCGTCCTGCAGCGAGATCCGAATCCGCTGCCGCCGCCACCGGATCAGGTCAGCCACGGGGCTCCACCGCCCACAGCATCCGAAACGCTTCCGCCGCCTGCGCGGGTACGCAACTATTCCCGAGGGCCTTCAGTTGGTTCATGTGGCTCCCCTCCAGCCAGTCCAGCGGGAAGCCTTGGAGCCAGGAAACGAATTTAGGATTAAGGCGAAGTTTCGGATTTCCCATTTGCGCCTGAATCGGCAGTAGTTCCTCGTTTCGTTCGCTGCTTCCGTGTTGCCGCCGCTTGGTGAATTTCTGGGCGCTTGGTGTCTGCCACTGCCGGCGCGAGCTCGGGCCAGCGGGCGAGGATGGCGGCCCACTGATCCCGCTCCGAGGGGCCTGGTGGCCAAGGCGGGATTGCCCCGGCCTCTTGACCCGCCCCCCGTTCGGTACGTCGGGCGTGAGCCAGAGACGAGCCTCTTCTGGTAATTGTTTCCCGCCCCGATTCGCCGAGCGTCGCGCGTCCTTCCAGTCGGTTGCCTTGGGTTGTGGCCAGAACCGAGCTGCCCCGTCCAGATTCAGAATCGGATTTTTGTGGGCACCGTACTGATAAGCCCCCGACGACACCTTCGCGGTGGGCCAGGACGAAGATCCGCTGCCGCTTGTGCGGCGCGCCGACTTCTGCCGCCGTAACGAGTCGCGTCTGAGTGGTGTAGCCCATGCCGTGTAACTCGGGCAACACGTCATGGAAGAAGTACGGCAGCGCACCAGACACATTTTCCAAAAAGACAACTGCGGGCCGACATTCTCGGATGACTCGGAGCGTGTCGGGGATGAGGTTCCGTGGGTCTCCTGCGCCTCTTCGCGTTCCAGCCACGGAAAACGGCTGGCACGGAGGGCCGCCATATACGAGGTCAACCAGTCCGCACCAAGCAGTTCCGTCGAACGTGCGGAGGTCAGGATAGATCGGGGCACGATCCAGCCGTCCGTCGTCCATACGCCGAAGGAGGATGTCCTGGCAGAACGGGTCGAATTCGACATATGCGACCGTGCGGATGTTTTTCCACGCTTGGTGGAAGCCAAGGTCAAGACCGCCCACGCCAGCGCACAAGCTGATTGCGAGCACGTCTTCTTGCATTATCGAACTTCCTCCCTCGCCCTCGACGCCGCTGGAAAGTCACAACTGGAGTACTTCTTGGCGAAGCCTCTTTACCGCAATCTCACAGTACGTCGGCTCAATTTCGATGCCGATGGCCGTATAGCCGAGCCGTTTTGCTGCAACCAGAGTCGAGCCACTGCCTGAATAGGGATCGATGATCGGCGGGGCGGCGTCGGCGTATTGGATGATCCATTCCATGAGGGCCACCGGTTTCTGATGCGGATGCAGCTTCGCAGTCAGAGCCACATTTTCTTCTCCAGCCCGGAGCAGTCCTGACCAGAGATGCCGATAAAGGCGAGACGGTTTGTCGAGGTTCGTCCAGGCCAGTTCACAATCGGCTTGATTATTCGGTCCGATGCCGTCGCGTTTGTCCCATATAAGCCAGCAGCGCGAGGGCGGGAGCCGATCGGCAAGATATTGACCGCCGAAGATCACGGCTCGATCCCATTTCAGAATCATGGATGGGTCGATAGACTTATCGTCGCCGACAATGCCAGGCATGTTTTCGTATCGAACCCAGCGCGCCCAGGTCCCTTTCCGAGAGCTGTTGTGATTCGAGCGATAACCGATACCATACGGCGGGTCAGTGATGATCGTGCCGAGCGCCGGTAGCATCGGAAGAATCTCCCCCGAATCGCCGCAGTACAGCATGATCTTCGGCTCTTCGTAGAAGAGATAGTCGTGTAACTTACTCACGCGCCCGCCTCGTCGTGCCGCCACCACCGGGGGAGGGTCGGGAGAAGAGCATGTGCGGACGAGGCGCTGACAATGGACAGCTCCCTGGTTCGCCTCGCGATCCGACGTTCGGCCTCGGTCACCCGTATGCCCGTCATGCCACATATTTCCCGTGACTGGTGCCGATGCGGGATCTCCACAGCGCCCGCATCTTCTTGCGCCCGAGCTTCAGCGGCGTCCACCCCGCAACGGGTGGCAGGAGTTCGACGCTGCGGCGCCGATTCCTGCTGCTCCGTTTTCTAGCCTCTCGTTCGCCTTTTCCAGTCCGGTGTGACATGCCTTTTAGGAGGTTCCCTCATCGGCCTACTAGATACGCCGCACATGCCTCGTCATCGAACCGTCTCCTCCCACGCCTCAAACGGCGGGCGGTAGAGCCGGAAATGCGCGCCCCGCCCCCCGACGTAGGCGAGAATCCAGCACTGCGGGGTCAGGGGGAATCCGTCGGCCAGGATTTTCTTCCGTCGATGCGACAGGTTCTCCAGCGTCGTGACCTGCGCGAGCCCCAGTACCCCGTCCTCCCGGCACCAGAGAAGATCCCAGAGAGTGAAGAGATCGTGATGGGTGGAGATCGGGTGACTGGGCGCATCAAGGCGACCAAGCGCCGTCCGAGCTTTCGTGGGAATCCATCGGACCACATTTCGAGCCACCTCCACCCGGTAGCCTCTCGCTTCGAGCGCGTGCTTGGCCAGGGTTTGCAGGCGACGACCCTTGGCGCTCGTATTGACGGACACTAGTCGGGCACTTTCTTGTGGCCTCGCCACCGTCGCATCACTATCGCCACCCAAAACCTTCCGTGGCCATCAGATACCGCTCTAGCCAGATAACGAGCCGTTTCACTTGCTTGGCAGGAATCGGTCCGGCATTGTCGAAACGAACCCCGCCCTCTTCCACGAACACCGCCATCTCTGAGTCCAAGAACTCCGCTATTGACAATACCGATACGGCTCAGGCATCCGGAGTCTCCTTCACGCACAGGCGAGCGGCAATAGACGCCTGTTGATCTCTATGCGCCGCCGACCTCTCTGCTTCTCGCACGATGGCCTGCGTTGTCGTCTCTTCACAGCCCTTGCAAAACAGGAGGATGGCATTCTCCATCAGCCGGGAGATTCGCCACCCCCTCTTCGCAGCCACGATTTTCGCCAGCACGAGGGTATCGTGGTCAAGCGTGATGCTCGTGACCCTCCTCCTCCGCGTAGACTCAGTCATGCTTCCCCCCCCCCCGCACGAGCCCGAGGGTAGCCCGGACTGATTGGCGCATCTGAATGTAGTCCCGATCAGTGAAGTCGGCAGGCCATTCTGCCGTGATACTGAGCACTTGCATGAGCGCCTCCTGCAGCGCCTCGATCACCGCCACGCAATGGAGGAGGTCGGTGCGGGCGCGGAAGGCAAATCGAGCAATGTCATGAGCTTTCCACCCAGCCATCTTTTCCGCCGGGGTTGCGCAGTCCGCCTTGATCGCCACGAGGTCGAAAGGCTCAGGCATCAGGAGCCTCCTTTGCCCCGGCAACAGTGCTTCGCACAACCCCAGCAGAGCCAGCAGATCGACCGAACGGCACAGCGTTTACACGTTGGCATCAGGAGTTTTTCTGCTTTCGATGGTCATGTTCCCGCTTCACGGCGACGTAGACACCTGGATCGTCAACGCGAATGATAATCTCCCCGTCATTCTCTTTCATCTTGCTGGTTGACCACTCCATGATGTCCTTGATCCGCAGTTTTGGATTCTTCAGCACTTTCCGGGCTTCAACCACGATAGCTCGTTCCAGCGTTGCCATGCTCACGTTTTTACCCCCATCCTTCACGAGCGCAAGGGCGACCCGACACATCTCCCGGATTCCGGCCTCATCCCCGATAGGCCACCGCTCTATTTTTGCCAGCGCCTCCCGCATCGTCTCGATCACGTCCAGGCAGCGGGGGAGATCGCGGCGCGCACACCCTAAGAAGTTGATCCAGCTTGAACCGCCTGGCTGATCCGCTTCGCAGTACGCCTTGATCGCGTCGAGGTCAAGAGGGTCAGGCACCGATCTTCTCCCATCCCGGCTCCCGCTGGAGCGCGGCGATGGCGGCTGCTAATTCCGCATACCCGCTGCCTCGGATGATGGAAATCCTGCGTTGGTCCTGATCGTGATCTAAAAAGCTCTGGGCCATAAATGCCTGCGCCGCCTCCACCACCTGGAGGAGGGAAAGACCGGCGTCGGACGACCCAAGAACCGCCTTAAGATTAGACAAGTATTCCTTGGGGTCCTCGGCTGTGCGGACTCGTTCCAACAGGGACCGCATCGCCCCTACCTGCGCGGTGAGAGTGCGGAGGGAGGCAGTCAACTCATTGATTTTGAAATCGTGCTCTCGAAGTTGCTGATTCGTGCGTGTGACTTCTGCCAGCGCCTCGGCAAGCTCGTACTTCAGTTCGACAACTTGGCCTTCTGCTGTTTTCCAGTCCATATCACTCATCCGGCTGGGCAGTGGTAGTTGACATCTCTATTCCTCTGCGCTACTCCGCGCCCGCCCGTGCTGCTGCGAAGTGCTGGAGCAGCGTGGTGACATAACCCTCAGCCTCGGCATCAGAAAGCACTATCCGGTTCCCGAACGATAGCGGAAATGCGTCGCTCAGACTCATTCACAGGTTCAGTCGTGTCTTCGTGGAATCCATATTTCCGGCCAAGCCGGCTCCACACGCGCATGACAGCTTCTCTCGCCTGCGACGCGAAATCACGCCCCGCGAGGCCATCGGCAAGGGATAACGCCATGACCGGCATGTTCAGAGCCTCATGCGAGAGGCGAACAAGTTCGGCCCAATCGGCTGGCTCAATCGTGAATTCGCGCCGCATCATTCTCTCTTCATTCTCTTGGCGCGCATCGCCTGGCGCGCCCGCCGGAGCCCCCGCGCCCGGCTCACCTGCACCTTCGCCTTGGCGTCCGCATAGGACAGATTCAACCGCCGGGCCGATTCCCCGATCCGCTGGCCGAGTCCAAAGGCTGGAGGCCAGAGGGTGGGGCGCGCCGGGGCGGACTCCTGAAATCTCGTAAAGCCCGGCACGGCTACCCCCTGATCGTATACGTCCGCACCGGGAGGGCCGTGATCCGGCGAATGACCTCGGTGCGATTCAGGCGACAGGCGTCGTTATACGCATCGGTGCTGTGATATTTCAGCAACCGGGCCACCGCCGCGATCCATGTATCGAAAATATCTGACGCTTTCTTATCTTGAAAAAGATGTTTGGGGTTCATCTGGCATCCGTGGCGCACCGCCACGGCGAGCGACGGTCAGGCCCGCCACCTGCCGTTGACGAGGCTCGCGCTTAACACTTCATAGCGCCCGGTCTTTCCTATCGGAAACGACACATACTGCTTCGCCCGCTTCAGGGCGCGAATGTCTCCGGGGGTGAACGTGTGCGTGGGCATCTTACTTCTTTCGCGCAGCTGGCCGTTTCGCCGCCACCGCCGCAAGCACACCCTGCAAATAGGTGCGCATCGCCACCAGCCGCTCGATGGGTGCCGGTTCCCCCATCCCGCCGCCGTATTTTCCCCACATCCATTGTTCCTCCTCGGGCGTGGGTCGAATCTCGGCCATCAGGGCCGTGATGTCCATGAGCACGGCGTCCCGCTCTGGACTGGGACCGCCTGCGTCAAGGGGCGCTCCGGTTTCGGGAGGCGGTTCGACCGCCTTCGGCTCGGACTTAACCTCTGGGGTCCCCTGCGGCACCGCCGCTGGACTTTCCAGGGGGGGGGGAGGGGAAGGCACCGGTCCCCCTGGAGATCGTCGATCCTGGGCCGTTTCGAGCTTCTCAGTCAGCGTGGTGAGTTTGCCTTTCGCTTCGTTTGATTTCTCCTCCGTGGTCGGGGCGAGGACCTCTCGGAGCACCTCGTCTATCGTGGTCTCCCCGTCCCGGATCGCGGTCACGATCCCCCGCAGCTTGATCAACGCCTCGTCATCGAGATCGTCGAGGGAAGCCTTGCCTGCCACTGCGCACATCTTGTCTGGGGCGACGCCCCACTTGGCGAACGTGTCGGCGGCGAGCTGGCGGCGTTGCGCCATCGTCTTGCCTTTGCCGATTGATGCCGTCCGCGCTTCCTCGTAGACATCCTTGATGAGCGCGAACGGCACCACGCGAAAGATGGCGTTGCGCAGGGCGATCGAAATGGCGGCCTGTGACGTTGTGGTAATCATGTCGTCAGAATACCGCCGGTTATGCTTGTCCGTGATGCGGCGCTTGACTTCAACGGTGCACGCCAGGTTGTTCTCGAGATCGAACGCGGCCCCCTGCGCGGTGACGTGCCGCTCGTCAATCCCCATGATGCGCCCCCCGTACCGGAGGTTGGTCCACGCCGACCCGACGATCTCCGCGAACCGGATCGACGGGCCATCAATAGTCCGCCCCTCTCGGGGCAGGGCGTAGAACATACTCCCCGCCGTCTCCTCGTCCAACGTGGCCAGGGTGCGGACGAGCTCCTTGAACCGCCCAATGGAGCGCGGCCACCGCTTGGCCGTGGCGATCTGAATATCAATCTCCACTCGGTTCAGGGCCGCCAGCGGGTTCCCCCAGGATTCGATCACTTCGGGTTCTCGGATTTCCGGTTTTTTCGGTTCGTCCTGTTCGCCTATCATGATTTCTCCTTATGCCGCCGGAGATCCCGGTAGGTAATCGTGCGGGCCTCCCGAGGTTGCTCGTGCCGCTCGATAGTCTTGAGGGTCCAGGATCCGCCCCCCGGCAAGACCCCGCGCTCGGCATCCCCGATCAACGCCCGGAGTTGGTTCCCGGCCTCGTCCTTCCGCGCTTTGGCGTCCTTCTCGTCCGCCGTCGCCGTGACATACTGCTCATCCCACGTCCACGCCTCGGGCGGGAGCGGGATCACCTTGCCCATCGCTTCGCGGGGAAATAACCCGGCCAGGATCCGGCGGGCCGACTCGGAGGCGTCCGGCGTCGGCGGATCCTGCAACTCGATCCGGCGCATAAAGTCCCGAGCCAGTCCGCATAACACCTTGAGGAACCGCTCATCCCGCTCCACGTCGGCATATTTGAGCTTCCCCCGGACGAGCCCCGCCACGGTCCACCAGTCCCGCTCGCAGACGTACATCTGGTGCTGGACCTGAATCTGCGCGGCCAGCGGCGGCTCCTCGTCCCAGTCGTCCCCCTGGACGAAGGTGACGAACTTCACCTCGACGCCCCCAGGAGTCTCGTGCCCGTTGACGGGGCCGCAGAAGAAGTCCGGCGAAGCCAGCGCCCAGGGCTCCTCGGCACTCTGATACACGGTCCACGGCGCCACGTCGATCAGCGTCCGCCCCGTGCGCCGGGCGAACATGCGCCCGATCCCCGGCTGGAGCTCCAGGCCCGCCTCCATCAACTCGGTCTCTTCGGTGCTGTCTTCTACGAGCCCGGCTTTCTCGGCGTAGAGCTCGAGGAGGCTCTTCCGCCGGCTCGCCCCGACCAGCACCGGGGCATCCGAGGAGCCAATCCCAAGCTGCCGGGCCTCCAGCCACTTCGCGCGATCAAGGGTCGTGAGGAGTTTCATGGGTTCCCCCGTGCGAGTTTCGCTTTCTCATCACAATGCCGGGATTCATTTCCGTTCCCCCTCTTCCGCCGCCGCGATCCACACCTGGCACGCGCGGATCAGCATAGTACTGCCGCTCTCGCTCCTGCCGGCGGCGGCGGCGGCGTCGGCGGCGTCGGCGGCGTGCCTGGCGGCGTGCCTGGCGGCGTACCTGGCGGCGGCGGCGTACCTGGCGGCGGCGGCGTCGGCGGCGGCGTCGGCGGCGTACCTGGCGGCGTGCCAGGCGGCGTGCCTGGCGCCTGGCAAATCCGCAGCCGACGCGCAGCCGTCCGCCGCTTGCGTCATCCCGATTCGCCTCAGGAGAGGCGGGAGCAGATCCCGTACCGTCCCGAGCGCGAGTCGCCGGGCAAACCCCACGCGGTCGTGCCGCCACGCTGGGACAACCGCGTGGAGCACGTTGACCATCCATTCCGTGCGTAGCGAGTCCGACGGCCAGGGACCGTCATTCAGCGGGCGAATATCCGGCAGATCCAGCGCCCTCGGGTTGTCAGTCCACGCCACCCCCTCGGCCTGCGACCAGACCTCCAGGGCGCACCCGAGGCCGTCTGGCGCGTGGGACCCCGAGCTAATCACTCCGCCAAATCGGGCGTGGAGCGTTTCCTCTAGTTGCCGTCGGTCAATCATTTTCCCGCTCCTTTTCTTAACGCCCGCATCGCTGTCACCAGCGCATCCCGGCGTTTGAATTTGTCATTCACAACAAGCGTGAATGCCCCATCGGTGACGGCGAGTCGCCACTCCTGCTCCTGCCAGCGAATCTCCGCGACTTGCGCCTCGTACTTCTTCGTTTTCATCACGGCCTCTCCCTCCCGCGTACATCCCTGGCATACTGCCGACCTGCCCCATGGGTGTCCCGGTGGTCCGTCTCGCAAACCCACTTTCCGCAGAGGAAGGCGTCACACCCCTCCAAAGAGCACCCGAGGGCATCATCCTCAGAAAGTCGGAGGCCGCAGATGTCACAGAGCAGCACCACGGCCAAATAATGCAACGCCGTGGCCTTGTCGAATCCATCTCGGAGAATCCCGCTTTGAATCGCTGGTCTGCCGTCGTAGATGCGATAGCCGGTCGGCAACCGATGCTCCGGCACGTCCCATGCGATAGTCACGCCCGTCCTGTAATCCTCGTCAATCACGTCCTCAGTTCCGAGCGGAACCCCCGAAAACGCAACGAGCGAACGAACCCGCGTCCCAATTTTGGCGTCTTGAGGTCTCATGGCGTTCCCTCACTCTCTTGAGTCGGCGTCTTCCGTTTCAACCGCGCTTGCCCAAGCGCGGCATCTCGCTCCCCTTCATGGGCCGGGCAGATGAACGTATAGAGCCCCGTCACCTTGTCGTTCCGGCATCCACAGGGGTTGAGGGCAATGCGCTCGTGCTCAAGCATGATCTGGCGCAGACGCCTCCACCACCACCGCCCGCCCCGCCTCCGTGATCCAATCGGCCTGCTGGTCCAGTTGCCGCTGGGCATCCTCCGCTGATCGGAGGGACGACAGTGCGCCTTGCCAATCGCCCGCCTCCAATTGTTTAGAGGCCATCGCGATCATGGTCCGTTGCCCTTCGAGGAATTTGCCGCGCGCTACCTCATCCCGAATCGCCAAATCCTTCTTGATGTAGCCAGCGCTACGGAGGATTTCAAGCGTGCGGGGGAGTGTACCCCAATGGCGGACTTTGCCCTCGCCCCTACAGGCCGCGCGAAGAAGCTCCAGTTGCGGCTTGGACAGGTGCTCGTTCATCGTGATTCCCCCCAGACCCGGATTGCCCCATGCGTGTGGATCGCATCTATGAGCCGATGCAGGGCTTCAAAATGCGTTTCGTCCGCCGCCGCCATCCCCTCAAGCCGCTCAATGCTGAAAGTAGTGAGGGTCCACGGCTCGTTTCCGAACGCCTTGCGCAACATCATAAGAAACGAGCTCGGAGCGTCTACGCCCAACTCGGTTCCCGAGACAGCTTGCCAGTAAAAAGACGCACCCATGTCCCTTACGCTCCGGGCAGGGGGTTACCCCCAGGGGCCGATTTGGCATTCACCGCCTGGATCACACCCCACAGATCAAACTCGCCACCGACGGTCTGATTGTAGATTTCGTTACTTTCCACGGTGGGAAGGTCGCCCGTGGCATAGTCGTATTGCTTGGCGTCGGGGTTCTGGCGGCGCACGTCGGCAAAGGTCACATCGGTATAGAGACACTGCCATGTGGGTTTCCTCGTGATCTTCTCGGTGATTTTCGTCACCACCACGCGGTAACGGACGGTCGGCTCCATCGGCATGTCCCCTTAATTGAACCCCTCGATAAACGACCGCATCTTTGTGGCGGTCGATAGGCGTCCGCTCATCAAGAGCGCCGCCCCGAGTAAAATGCCAGGATGCTCAATCGTATCAGGATGTTTCCCGAGATCGCTGACCATGCTGCTGAAGGCCTGGTGCAGATCGCCAGCATCCACGATGGCCAGCGCCCGTTGCTTGCACCAAGCGAGATGTTCGGTACGGGAGCGGTCCATTTACGGCACCACGGGCGGCGAGATCGTGACGGCCGTCGCCGGTACCCCGATCTCAAGCATTCCCGCCCCCACAGCGATCCCGGCGCCCAAAAGCGCCGCCCCCAACACCGGGGCAATCCCGTGGCCTAACCCCGGCGCGGCCCCGCCCGCCGTCCCGACCACTTTGCCCTCCTTTTCACACAGGATCAGGCCCAGGGCGATCACGAGATCCCGATCCTTCACCGCGTAACAGGTGATCCCGGTGGTCGCCACGGTCCCGATGGGCGTGATGCCGAACGCGGCGCACCCGCTCAGCAGGACCGCGCTGAGCAGAACAATCAAGAGCTTCTTCATGGTGAATCCTCCTCCTCTTGAGACGTTGTCCCGCAGGGCAGAATTGAACCTCTCCCCACCTTAACAGGGTCGTTGCAGCGGGCGCAGCATCCGGTCGATCTGTTCTTGCTGCTGCTGCCGCTGGAGATCATCGCGTAATCCCCGGAGTTGGTCGGTCGGGGTATGCCCCCACGCCCAGACGCCCCCCGCCGTGGCCAGCACCGTCCCCATCAAAAGTCCGAACAGGAATTGTCGCATGAGCCCCCTCCTCTTATAGGATTCCCCACGCACTCAGGGCTAGGATGATCCCCATCGCCCCCACCCAGGCCCCCAGCACCCAAACCCAGATCCATCGTCGCCGGGCCCCCCCCCACCAAAAGCGAAACCACGGGCGTTGTTCGGGACGGCCGCCGAACACCAGGGCGATGTAGACACTCTCGATATGGCCTCCCTTCATAGAACCCATTTCCAAAGCCTCCTATGAACAATTTTGCTTACTAAAGATTGCGAGATTCCGAACTGCTGAGCGATCTGATCCTGTGTACCGCTTGCGGACCTTATTTGACGAACCAGCAAAGGATCTAATCTGGCGTTTCCTCGGGCTCGGCCCCTGGAAACCATATCCGCATTGTTGGCTCCTTGCGTTCCAAGGGATAAATGCTCAGGATTCACGCAGGCTGGAGTATCGCAGGCGTGCAGAACGCTCAATCCTGGGGGGATTAGCCCAAACTTTAATTGCCATGCAACACGATGCGCGGAAAGGTGTTTCCTTTTCCATTGGACTGCCCCATATCCAGATACGAATTCCCCACCGCGCCATAGCCAACACGAATCCGATTTATGTACACGGCTCAAAAATCTCTCTTCCCACTTTCCCCTTCCAATTCCGCCCATTTCCGCCCACATAGCCGTTTTAGATATGCCGAAAACAACGCGGGCAACGTGTGATAATGCGGACCTTGGGGGTCCATTGATGCCCGCACTTGGGACACTTGACTGTTGGGAGTTTCACTTTAAACATGGTGCCAGTATATCCATGCACATGAACATGTCAAGCAAATAATGTTCGGGGGAAATTCGTGGCTTGTGAACCCGAGGAACGCGCTGCCCTTACCTCATCTGCTGCTAGGGCACGTCACACATGGCGACCTGGAAAGAAATGGTCGTTCTTTATCCTCCACGTTTGGCGATCCATCGCTCGCCGTCGTGAGGGTCATCAATTCCGGTGGAACCGGCTGCCCATGGAGCCACAGCCAGCCACAGGTGCCGACTAGATAAAGAGAAATGATCGGGCGGACCAAGGCCCGGGTCAACTCGGCGGCAATCCCCGACCCGTTGAGCGGTGGTGTCTCAGGGGCCATGATTTTCGCTCCCTTTCTGCCTTGCCTCGCAGGGCAGTGTTTGCGGGTTAGGCCCGCAGAAACGTATGCCGGTTGATGACAACGGTTACCTTGCTGGGATCGGGGCGAGTCCGGTCGGCGGGATCAGCGGCCCAAGCGGGCAAGCGCCCGTCGGCCCGAATTTTCAGCGTCAGGGGCACGTTGAGATAAAAGGTTGCCCCCTGAGTCGGGTCAGGCAGGCTCCGCCAGAGCGCCCCCGTCGCCGCCCACCAGCACCGTTCTTGCTGACCGGCAGCTACCAAGCGGGATTGGGCCACTCGGCGAAAATCGTCATTCCAGCAACTAAAGGCTTCAAACGGTTTGGCATCCGCCCACGCGCTCCCTTCGGGTCCCAACACGACTTGGCGCGTGGAAAGCCGCCATGCGTCGCGTCGATTCACGATCACATACGCGACGGCGAGTTTGCCCTCGTCAGGTTCCCCGTCCGCTTCGAGAAACACGGTGGCCGCCACTAGGGTCACGTCGTCCCAGAGGTCAGGACTGGCGAGATTGGAAAATTCCGGCACGGTCACCGGCTGGCTCATGCCGGCCACCCCGCCGCAGTCCACTTCGGGTTGAGCTGCGCTCCCCGGCGTTCGTGGTTCCGCCAGGCGACCCACCCGCCAGCGCGGACTCCAGACCAGATGATCCATTGCTGCCACGCGGGGATGGGTTCAATCTCGTCTGCCCCCATTGCTTCGTAGAGCACCGCATCTGCGGTGCCCCGCTCGATCCCCTCAACGACGTGGCGCTGGTAGAGCCAATCGTGGATCACCGCTGGCCGGTGAGCCGTGTTGCCGGCGAGATACCACGTCACCGGCAACCAGCGTGGCACCGAGGCGAAGTCCGTGATGAATCGGGCGGGCACGCTGACCAGATCACTCAAGAGGGTAGATTCATACCGAAGCGGCGTAAGGGTCATCCAGCGCACACTGTCAAGTTGCTCCGCCCGGAGCGGATCAAGAAAGCGACTCACGACGGTTTCTCCATGCGTCCACACAGGATCGCCGCTTCCATCTCCACATCGACCTCCTGCGTGAAGATCAGGGTGCCACACTGAAAGCAGGAGAGGCCGGTCCCGACGACGCGGAGGTTGGCCCGACTCGCATGGCAATGGGGGCACCACCGTACTTCGTCACGAGATGGCCATGCCGGCGAAATCGGGGACGGTAACGCTGGCTCTGCCCGGTAGAGATCAATCGGGGAGAGTCGCCGAGGCGGAAAGAACCCCGCGCGTTGGGCCAGGAGGCTACAGGTCACCCCACAGTATTTCAGCGGGTAGTAGGCCGAGGGCAGGATGAGCTTCCCGGCCCGCTTGATCCAGGGCACGGGAGCCCCGCAGGAGGGCCGGAGGCATCCGACCAGGGGCCAGCCATCCGGTCCCCGCCCGAACGGGGCCGGCCATCTCTCGGGGTGATGCTTGTGCGTCGAGCGCCACCGGGAGCCGTTGCCGGTTCCGTTCTGTCCGCTCATCGGCCTCCTCCTGCGGCGGTCGCCTTCTCCGCCGCCGCCGCCTTCTCCGCCGCCTGGATGCTAAGGGTGCGCCGCAAGAGGTCGGCTCCCTGCACCCGTTCCTTCGCTTCCTGCACCATGGCTCGTTTGATCTTGTCCGACTCCACCTGTTTCTGCTCGGGCGTCAGCTTCGGATCGGCGCGGATCGCTTCGAAGTCTTCCCGGCTCTGGGCAAACAGGCTGGCGGTGTGCTCAAAACTGCTGGCGATCGTCAATTCCCAGGCCCGCGCTTTTGCAAAGCGCTCCACCTCGTGGAGCCGGGGATCGCCCTGGAGTTCACGGCGTCGGAGTTCCTTCCGACCCTCATCGGTGGCGACCAATGCCGCCCACCCGGCGATCTTCTGCTTCTGGTCATAACTCCCCTTCGCCTCGGTCGCTTGCTTGCGGTATCGGTAGAATCGTTCGATCCATTCGGACTGGAGGGACGGGCCAGACGCGAAGAACCGGCGGATGACGGGATAATCACTCAGCCGCCGAGCCGGGGGCGGGGCGGTGGGATCCGCCAGGAGCGGATCGAGGAGCCGCGTCAGTTCCATCCCGACCGTGCCGAAATAGCCCCGGATGACGTTCTGGACGAACGGAGGGGGATAGTTCAGCGCCTTCCCGATCCGCCGGGCGACTTCGGCGGTCCCAGGCGTGTCACGCTCGGCGGGTTCCCGACCTTCTACACCCCGGGGCACCAAAGGGCGCCCCGGGAAAATGGACCAGTTCATCGCGTTTTCCAGCCAGGGCACGAAAATGTTCGGAAGCCAACTGCCGGGAAAGAGCCCGCGCCCAGAGGTCCGAAGAAAGTTATGGAGGATGTCGGGATCGGTGCGGTCAAAATACTCAAACACCCGGCGCGGGATCGCGATAAATCCAACGTGCCACTCCCACGCGCCCGGCACCTTCACGGCCTCCTCCCCCCCCGGCAGGCACACGATAAAGTTCGTGTCTTTCTCGTAGGTGGCCCGCTGATCCCAACAGGACGGATGCTCTTTGTTCCAAAGATACGCCACCAGCCCGGCTCCAAACAGGATGGCCCCCATCCAGGCGGCACGGGCGCGGCTCTGCTTGCCCCCGATGGTCCGGGCGAATTTGTCCTCGCCCTGAATCCAGGGATTGAAAAAGACCGTCGTCATAGCAAATTGCCGGAGGGCGGGACTGCCACCATGCCGTCGCCAATCCACGCTCGCCTCACGGCTCTCAAACCCAGCTCGCAAGGCGATGGCCCGTTGTGGTCGTTCGGAGGCGACATCTTCGGGTCTAGGCCGTTCTAATTGACGCCCGAAGACGCCAACGCGGGTGGCCCGTTCCGTGATGGCTTCCTGCCCGCTGCTGATGGCGTCTATCGCGTCGGCCATCACCTCCCAGAGAGCCCGCATCCCCTGCCGTCGATCCCCCACATCTCGGAGCGTGGAAAATCGCCCCTGCGCTGCCCGGCGGATCAGGCGTTCAAGGCTTCGCACGTCGTCCCCGCGAATCCCGAAGATCGAGGCTCCACTCGCGGCGTACTGCTTCGCGACTTCGGTGCCGCCGATAATCGCCGCCACCCCCTCAGCCCATTCACGGAACGGGACGGCCTTCGCCGTGGCCGCGACGGTCACCTGATCCCGGACAACGTTCGCCACGGCAAACGATGGACTCAGCGTTACCCCGCCTCGGAGCATCTTGGCGAAGAACGCCGCCGTTTTCACGGCAAGATTCGCTTCAGGAGGCGTCAGGAACAGGAGCGATTGGTAGAGCAGGGGATCGACGGCGTAATGTTCAGCCTTCCCATTGCGATAGATCACCAGATACGGGGCCTGCTCCTTCCCGCGAGCGGGCCGGAACACCGTGCCCATGGTGGACAGATCGGCATCCGACAGATCCAGCCCGGCCTCTTCCATTGGCCCGCGCATTTCTTCGAGAGAGACGCGCGTCGGCACCATCTGAGGGGGCACCCGATGGAGGAGATGCCCCAACCCTTCGACCGACTCGATGTTGTCCACGAGGGTCGCCCCCACGTCATTCCGAATCGCCACGTTGATGAGGGCGAAGCCGTTCCGCACGAGGGCGAGGAGCGGATCAAGGAGCGGCAACTCGTTCCCCCGCAGCATCCGAATCGGACTGGGCAAGTTCGCCAGCCGATTGCCGCCGCCGGGTGGACCGGGCATCGCATCGGGTTCCTCCACCCAGCTATAAAACGGCACGTAGTGGGCGTGCATCCGGCGGAGCAGATCCAAAAACTCCGGGGCGTAGCGTCCCGAGGCTGCGACGAAATCCAGGATCGCGCCATTCCAGCGATAGAGGTCCTCGGCCGCCTGTCGAAACGCGGGGGTCTCGATCTGCTCCACGAGCCGTTGGGCCTCGGCGGGCGTCGTCTCCCACGCGGCGAGCCGGCGCCGCCCGGCTTCCTGGAGCCGCCGTTGGGCCGCGTCCCACTTGGCCCGTCCCGGCCCCGTGAGGTCCGCTGGCGGGGCCTCCGCACCCACGAGGTCGTCCACCACCCGCCGAAGCTGGACATAGGCCCCAAACCGCGTCCAGTCCTTCCAGATCGGTTCCACGGCCTTGACGAAGCTCGGGACATCCGTGCGGGGGACCAGCGTGTTCCAATCGGGCACGCCATCGGTCACGGCAACCGCCGCCACCCCGGTCCACCCGTGCGCCATCCGGGCCAGTACATAGGCTTGCCGATCCGTGGGCAGCGGCTCCCCCTGGGCCTCTTCCACAATCCTGTCGATCAGGCGGATCGGTTCCAGATCGTCCACCACAGCGGTATAAAACCGGACGGCCCACTCTGCGAAGGATCGGCTGCGGAGATGCGCCAGGAACGGGCGAGTGCCTTTCACGGTTGACGCTTCAATCCGGGCCAGGAGAGGGGCCTGACGAAATTCCGCCAGCCGTTCCTTGGCCCAGAGGAGGGCTTCGAGGGCGCGGGGCCAGTCCCGATTCAGGCGGGCCGTGAAGGCGTCTGGCAACCCGGGCGCGGCGGCCTCCGCGCCCGCAGGGTCCATGACGAACAGACGCACGAACTCGGCGGTGCCTTCGCGTTCGGGATCGCCTTCATGCCCTTGCCCTAATGCTTCGAGCCGCGCCGCCCACCCCTCGGGCAGCATCCCGCGCTTGTGGAGGAAATGGCCGATCTCATGGAGCCCCGTATGGAGGTTTCCGGCCCACCGGAGCCGGATCACTTCGGGTTCGACGAGGAAGACGCCTCGAGCTCCTGGGCGGCTCACGCGCCCGGTCTGGATCGGCACCCGAAGCACGTCTTCGAGCCGCTTCAGGATCGCGGCCTTGGCGATCAATTCTTGCCGTTCTCTCGGGGTTCGCGGCGGCTGGAAATTCGGGGCGGCCATCGTCTCGGCCTGGGGCGGCGGCGGTTCCACCGGCGGGACTCCAGCATCCATCGGTTCGGGTTCGGGGGGAGCGGGTTCGGGCTCTGGGCGCAGCGGGGTCCCGGCGGTCGTCGGTTCTGCCCTCGGGGCAGTTTCCGGCGCTGTCAGCCGATCATAGGTCGCCTGAAGATACGGGCGTGTCCAATCGCCCCATTGAGCCAACATCCGGGCTTGCCACGCGGGAAAGGTTGGGGCGGTCTTCAATTCTCTCCGACCCGCCGTCACGAGGTCGTCGAGAATCTGCTGCACCATGGCGGCGCGGTATTCCGGTCCCGCCGGTTCGGCCCCGCCGTAGGGTGCTGGGGGCAGGATGGGTTCCTGGACTACGCCGGGCGGACCTCCGGGTACGGCGGGGCCGGGACCCATGCTGGGGACCGCACCTGGACGGCCAGCTGGTAGAGCTTCTCTGGGTCGAGCCCCTGCGCCTTCGCGTCTGCCAAGAGGAGCCGGAGGGCCTTCGGCTCCGGTGGTTGCTGCAAGGCCGGTGACAACTTTGCTAAGACGGTCTTCTCCGCCCCACTGAGGGCGGAGCCGGGCAAGGTCGGCAGCGAGGGTGCGGAGGATGGCATTGTTCTGCTCCTTCACGAGCGCCGTCAATGCGGCGGTGGCCTGCGCCGCCTGCATTATCAGGTTGCCGCCCGCTCGTGTCAAGGCTCCCGCATACGTTTGTTCGTGCGCTCCGCTCGCTTGATGCGCCAGTTCGTGGATGACCGTGAATACGGCTCTCGCGGCAAACTGCTGGGGAATTTCGTCGGCCGCCAACCCGGCCACCTGCGCCAAGGTCTGCACTTCATCGAGGATGCTATAGGGATTGAAAGCCACGAGGTTGGGGGCGTCATCTCTCCCTTCAATCAAGCGGCCATTGAGATTCATCCCCAAGTGCGCCCCGGCGACGCTCAAGCCAAAATACTGAATTTGCTCTGGTGCCCAGTACGGTTGCGCCTCCACGCGGGCCAATTCAGCTCGCAGGCGCGCGACGATCCCGGCCAGGTGTCCTGAGACGCGACGGGTGGCGTCGGATGTGGCGATCGCTTCGAGGAGATCACGGGAGACCCCCTCCGTCGTGTCCACGATCCGGTGACCGCCCGTGCCGGGAATGACCGGAGCCTCCGACAGGATGCGTTGGTACTCGCGGCGCTCGTTGGTGATCGCGTCTTTGGCGAGTTCATCCTTCAGATAGTCGGTCAGTGCCCTCTCGGTCGTCGGCCGGAGTCGTTCCCGATCCGGCGAAAACGGATACTCGGGGGCTTCTGGCCCTTCTCGGGACTGAATATCGGCCACGATCCGCCCCGGGATCTGTGTCTCCACCCCGAGAAAGAACGCCTGGCGGAACTGCGGGAGTCCGTGGTTGAGGATTTCGACCTGGACTACGCTTTGAGACACCAGGTCGGACGTGGCAAACAGCTCAATCGTCCCGCCTGGAATCGTGAGGGTCTTCAGCGGGTCAACCCGTCCCTGCGGCAGGGCTTGAATCTCCCCATTGAGACGGAACTGGAACGAGACCGGGAGCCGATGCCACTGGAGGAAGCTGTTCAGAAAGCTGCGGGTCTCATAGGGATTCGTCTGCACGGTATCGGCCAGGGTAATGCTGATTCGAGTTCCGGTCGGCGTGTCGGGAGCCATCCGCTCGGTCTCCACGCGAAGTCCCTGCTGCGGGTCAAGCCATTCGTCGGATGAGCCGGAGAGCCTCGTGCGCGTGGCCCCCTGGCCCGCCGGATCTTTCGCGGTGGTCTCCACGTCAATCGTGGCAGCGTTGGCGAAGATCGCGACCTTGGCGATCCCGAACCCACCCGAGGCACCGGCGACCTTCTGGCTTCCGCCGATGTCCACCAACTCCTGGGTCGCCACCTCGGGGGTCATGCCGACCCCGTTATCCTCAACCGCGATGGTCTTGGTATCGCCTGTCAACGTCACGTCGACCGTCACGCGCCCCTGAGCTTGGTCGGCCAGACCACGCACGCTGTCCACGGCGTTCTGGAGCATCTCTTTCACCGCGATTTTCCCGAGATCGCCGGTATAGAGGTTCCCGCCCAACACCTTGAGAAGCCGGGGGTCCATCGCGGCCGTCGCCCGGGTTTCCCCTTCCCGCTCCACGCGCATTTCAGACAGGAACCCGCGAACAGCGTCGGGGTTGATTCGGGACTCGGGTTCGCGGATCTCGGGGGGTTCTTCGGCCCCCTCGTCGGGCTCGGTCTCTTGCCCTGCCGCCTGATGGTCGTTGGCCGTGAGATCAAGCTGCTGCGCCAGTTCTTCTTGGCGTTGCTCCAGTTCCGCCAGTTTGGCGGCCTCTGGGAACGGTTTATCGAGTTCACCTTCGAGCGTCGTGCGCTTCTGCTGGAGGGCAGCACGGTCGGCCTCGGCTTCGGTGAGTTTACTTTCGAGGTGCAGAAGTTGCCCTTCGATGCTGCGAATCACACCTAATCCGGTTTCCGAAAGCGTCGAAACCGGATACTCGGCTTGGCCCTCCAGCCAAACGGCGGGCGTAATGTCTGAAGTATCAAACCCCTTTACCATGAGGGCAAAGCCAGCAAATTCGCCAAGTTTCGTTGGCGCGCTGCTTCCACGAGCCGCATTCAACATTTTCCAGAGTTGCTCACCCGCTTCGACTCGATCGGTGAAGGTGCCACGGTGTTCCGTGCGGAGCATCAACGCGATGGTCATGCTGAATTCAGCGGGGCGGTCTTGATTGCGGGTTCCGATGTCGGATTGGATTGCCGTCACCCGCTTGTCGGCCTCGGCCAAGCGTACGGGGAGCCCCGCGAGATCGCGCCGGATCTGCCATTGCTGTGTGTCATGGTGGGCGCGGAGGCGTCCCAACCGCAGAATGTCCGCGTCCACCTGGACCTTTTCGGCCACGATGGGGTTCCCCGACGCGAGGGCCTTATACTCCGCGTAGGTGAAGGCTCGGCCCTCAATGTCCTCCGCCGACCGCACTCCGACTTCGCCCCGCATGATCTGGTCGACGAACCGAGCCTTGCGCTCCAGGGTTTGCCACATATAGGCATCGAAGGAACCGGGAGTGAGATAGAGCAGAACCTCGACTTCGGCGTTTTCGTTGCCGGGCCGCAAAGCGCGGCCTTCACGTTGTTCCAGATCGGCAGGACGCCAGGGCGCATCCAGATGGTGGAGGGCCACCACCTTGTTTTGGACGTTCACCCCAATCCCCATCTTCTCCGTGGACCCGATCAACACCCGAATGCGCCCCCGGCGAACATTCTGGAAGAGTTGTTCCTGAGCCTTGACGTTCTTCGCGTCCTGAATAAAGGCGATCTCGGCCTTCGGAATGCCTAACTTAACCAACTTGTTGCGGAGGTCCGTCGGCACGGAGAACGCTCCCGTCGCCGGGGCTGAAAAGTCCACAAATACGAGTTGGGTTCCCTTCATCGCCCGATTGACGTGCCACTGTTCGTAGATGGCCTCGGCGGCTCGGCTGGTTTTCCCCCCAGCCACGTCTCCGGCTGTCGGATCGAACAACCGCATGTCAATGGCGGCTTTCCGTCCATCGGTGCTTACCTTGAGCATATTGTCTACGGTCGGTTCAACGACACGCTTCTGGATGGCTTCCACCCGATGGTTCAACTCGTCCAGGAAGGCGCGCATCCGTGGATGCGGAGTCGTCACGATCTCCCGGCGCCGGCCCCCCGCCAGCCCCGGTTTCGGGAGCTTCAGCATCGCGTCAGTCTGCACATCCGCCACGGTGCGATAGAGCGTTAAGAGTTCCGGCAGATTCACAAACTTGGCAAACCGGCTCTTGACCCGGTATCCCGTCGCCTGAACGTTCAGTTCTACGCTCTGAACGATCTCGCCAAACTGCCCCCGCCAAGCGTCGAACTCGGCCAGCCCCAACTGCCGGAGACGCGGAAGATCAAGAAACCGCTGGAGCGTATACATCTCCGCAATGGTGTTGGTAATCGGGGTCCCCGTCAAAAAGATCAGTCCCCGCCCGTTGTTGCGGCGCAGGAGCCATTGACTCTTCATAAACAGATCGAAGGCCCGGTTGGATTCCGCCGTGTTGATCCCCGCGATGTTGCGGGCCGCTGTGCGGACCGGCAGATTCTTATAGGCTTGGGCCTCATCCACGAAAAGGGCATCGACCCCTAATTCCTCAAACGCTACTGCAACATCCTTCGCTTCGGGCTTGAGAGCGTCTTTTAGCTTCTGTTCCAGCTTCTTTTTGGCGACTTCGAGTTTGCGGATGAGCGGGCTTCGGCTGCGTCCCTCGGCGACCTTCTCGGCCCGGATCGCGTCCTCCAACTCTTGCAGTTGTTCCCGAATAAAAGTGGCGAGGGTCGCGTTCCGCACCGGCAGGCGCTCGAAGCTCTCTCGGCTCACCGTGACGGCATCCCAGTCGCCGGTGGCAATCCGGCTCATCAGTTCGGGACGCTTCTGCGGCGTCAAGTCTTCCGGCTGGATGGCCAGCAGGTGGGCGGCGGGATAGAGTTGAAGAAACTCGGCTGCCGTGCCTTCCAGCCGACTTCGCGGCACCACCAGCATAGGCTTCCGGGCCAATCCGAGCCGACGCAACTCCATCATTGCGGCGGCGGCCACATAGGTTTTCCCTGATCCGACGTGGTGGGCAATGAGCGCATTGCCGCCCTGGAGGATGCGCCAGACGGCGTTCTTTTGATGGGCGGCGAGATCACCATCCCGGAGTACCCCCTTGGCCATGCCGGGCAACTCTAAATGGCGCCCGTCGTGCTCCCGGAGCCGGAGGGCATTGAACTGCTCGTTGTAGAGTTGGGCCAATGCGGTGGCCCGGTCCTCGTCGGTCCACACCCACTTCCGAAACTCGGCCTTCACTTTCTCTTGCTGGTCGCGGGCCGCAAGGGTGGCGTCTTGGTCCACCACATTCTTTCCATCCGCATCTTTTGTCCAAACCGTGGGGAATGCCCCATTCAAGGAATCCCGAATTAACTCCACGGCCCGGTAGTTCTCCGATCCCCAGACCCGAAGATTCTCAGCACTCTGGAGAACACGGTCGCCTTGGTATCCACGCGCCTCAATGGTCCACGTGGCCGTCGCGGCGTGATGACCCACGCGGAAGGCACTCGGCTGTGCGCCCAGGAGATGCCCAATAAAGGCTTCCGCCGTGTCGGTCGGGAGCCACGGCGATCCCAGGCGCACCTCGATCTCACCTGGGACTAAATCCGTCGGCTGGATGCGGAGAAGTGCCTCAACATTCGGCTGATACAGAGACTCTAGGGACGCGGCGACTTCGGCGGCCCGGAGCTTCTCCCGCACGTTGCCCGAGAGATACTCCTCGGCGGTTTCCCAGTCGCCTTCAGGGTTCTTATAAATCAACCCGGCCAGGGCTGTCTGGACGCCTTCTGGAGACTGCCCGACCAGCGCCGCCATCCGGGCCAGATCCACTCGCCCGGTTTCGTTCAGAGCGATCAGGAGGGCCGCTTGGGGGGTCTCAGCTCGCTCGGGGGGTCGGTACGGCTGGATGGTGCGCTTTATGAAGAGGTCGGCCTTCTCCGCCCGGTTCGTGTCAGGGTCATAACTCTTTTCGAGCGCCAGCAGGAACGGGAAATCGGGGTCGCCCGTGAATTCTCGGTGGACCGTTCGAGCCGAAAGCGGTCCGTGTCGCTTGAGGAAGATGTCGTAGAGTCGATTGAGGTGGGTGCGGGCCGTCTCCCATTCGGCATCAGGAAGCTCTTCGAGTTGCGCCCGGAGCACCTCGCGGGCCGCGTCCCGAATGTGGAGGAGTGCCGTGACCTTCGGGATCTGGGCGACGGGAATGTCGGCAGAGACCGCTTCGGTCCCGTGCTTACGGAAGATCGCCCCCTGGTCAAGAAAGAACCCGCCGTCTTTGACCGCACCGGGCGGTTCTGGCACGGCGGCAGGGAGGGGGTCGCGCACGGGAATTCCGGCGGATCGGATCACATCCTCCGGCAACTCGGCGAGGGCCGCCGCTAATTGTTGAAGGAGATCGCCAGTTGGCTTGACGGTTAATGCCTCGGGTTCGTACATCCCGCGTTCGACCACATGCCGGCCCAGGACCATCTCGGGATGCTCCTGGAAATAGGCGTTCACATGTTTCGTGACGCCACTGACCTGCATCGGGGTGCTGTCTACCCAGGTCGGGGTCGTGCCCGAGGGGTACTTCTGGAAGAAGAGAATGTCGGTAACGACTTCGGTGCCAGCGGCGCGTTGAAAGGCCGTCTCGGGGAGCCGGACCGCTCCTAACAAGGTCGCCCGATCCGCGAGCCATTGGCGAAATCGGGAATTTCGTGCATCCAAGGTATAGCGTGACGTGATGAACGCGACGACGCCACTAGGCCGGACCACATCGAGAGCCTTGGCGAAGAAATAGTTATGGATCGACTCCGTGAGGAACGGTTCTCGGCGATAAGCTGGGTCATGGACGCCGAACTCCCCGAACGGCACGTTGCTGACCGCCAGATCAAAGAAGTTCTTCGGAAACGGCACGGTCTCGAAGCCCTGGACATGGACGCGGGTACTGGGGAAGAGGAGCGTGGCCATCCGGCCCGTGATCGGATCCAATTCCACGCCGACGCGCCGGACCCCCGTGAAGGTGTCGGGCATAAAGCCGAAAAAGTACCCGATCCCCATCGCGGGTTCAAGGATGCGGGTTGCGGGACCACCCGGTAGTCCGAACTGCTTGACTGCGCCCCACATCGCTTCTACCACTCCCGGCGTGGTATAGAAGGCGTTCAGGCTGGAGGCGCGGGCGGCTTCGTATTCGTCCTCGGTGAGGGTGTCCTTGATCTCTTGGTAGAGATCGGCCCATTTCGGATCCCAGTAGCGCTCAAAGATTTGTTTGAAGGGTCCCCACCCAACGTAAGCAGCCAGGGTTTGCTGTTCTTCGGGGGTGGCGGGGCGCCCAGCCGCCTCAATCTCTTTGAGGAGCCGGATGCTATCGAGGTTGCGGCGAACGCGCTCTTTAGGACCGCCGCTTACGATGCGGGCGGCGTCGTCTGGGGTGAAGCGGTAATCGAGATTGGTAGGAACGGAAGGGGCAGGTCGGGCACCTCGTCTTCCGCCGGCAGGAACGCCCACTCGTGGCGGACGGCCTCCCACGCTTGGTTGTATGGCACCCGTTTCTCCAGCAGGTCGTCCAGCGCCTCCACGGTCAGGAGCGCGGCCTCCTCCACCGAGTCCTTCAACTGGCTGTCCGCCTCTAGGGCGCGGACTAGGTTCGGGCGATACTTCCGCCAGTGGTCTTCGATCTGGGCCGCGAGACTCGGCGGGACGTTCGGGTTCTCGTGGTGGGATAACGGCACGGCCACCCTCCTCACCAGCCAGTGTGGGCGCGGCTGGCACAGAAGTCAAGCGGTCGGTCCGAACGTTCACCTCCGTTCCGTCGTCGAGCCGAACCCGCGTGATGATTCCTTTCCAGGGGGCAAGACCTTCGGACCGTCCGACGACGGTTCCTTGACGCCCATCGGCCAGTTGCACACGCCCAGAGGGAAGAACCTCGGTTGGCGGAACTGGCGGGATCGGAGCCGGTTGGCGACTCATCGACTCGAAATGTGAGACGAGGGCCTGGGTCGCCAGGGTCTCACCACCATGCGTCCAGTATCCCGATTTCGCCAGCGCCCAGGTCTCTCCTCGAAACGTGACAGCCTGCCCGACCTTCGCGCCGCGAATCTCAGCTCGCCGCATGGATGGCCCGAGGCGGTCAAGATCAATGGGCTTCGGCGGTTCGGGCGGTGAAGGAGGCGGGCGAGTCGGCCCAACGTATTCCGGCCGAGTTCCCTGTTCGGCTGGAAGCCGGAGTTTTTCTTCCGCCGCCCGCATATCGGCTCGTTGGGACAGGGCGGCGGCGGGCAGTTCATCCAGATGATCCTGCACCCGAGTCAGTAACACCTGGCCCTCGGCGATCTCTTCGGGCTCTAGCGTCCCTTCAACCTGCTCTAGCCGTTTCAGGTACTCGCTGACCTGATCCGAAATCGCCTTGGTGGTGGCAGGCTCAATTGGGACGAGGGTTCCTTGTCGCTGCCCTTCTTCCAGGGTTGGGGTGGGCGGTGGGGCGGCAGGGACGGCAATCTCGGGTTCTTTCGGCGTCAGCGACCGCAGCGGGGCGTTCACCTTCTGCCCCGAGGGCAGTTTCACGCGGGCCACGCCGCCCTTGAGGCTTTCGACCGTCCCGTCCCGCCCATCCTTGAGCCGGACGCGGGAGCCAGCGGTAAGGGGCGGGGGTGGCAGGGTACGCCGGATAATCGTTCCTCCCCAGGCCCTCACCCATTCTTCAGCGGCCGGGACATCATCAACGGTGGTGGCCGTGGTCCAGCGCCCGGTCGGTTCCCGCATCTGAATGGTGACGGGATCGGTTGGGAGCCGTTGAACCAGCCGATAGTCGGTCGGGCGGGGGACCGGGATCACCCCCGAAGGAGGCGGGGTCGGCTGTACTGTCGGCGTGACCGGAGGTGCCGCTTCTGGGGCTGGAAGTTCCTCTGGCTCTTCAAGAATCCGAAGACGCTCGGCCTTTCCTTCTGGTGAAAGGAACGGGGTTTGTCGAATTGCTTGAATGGCTCGGTTGCGCAACGCAGGTTGGGTACGTTGGGCGCGGAGCCGAGTTTCGATCTCTGGAATCACGACATCCGATTGCACTTCAACGGGTGCCCGTTCCCCGAGGGAGTCCACCACAAAGGTGCGATCTCCGCGCCGTTCCACCCGGTCAATGCCGGGACGAAAATCGCTGAGTTGATCTGGCCTGAGAAGGCGTTTTCCTGGTCGGGGCGGTTTCGGCGGTGGCGGCACCGGGGCAACGGGGGCCTTGGGAGCGGTGGGGGGAGCCGGCGGGGCTTCTGGAGGAATCGGTGCCCGGAATCCTGCATCCCGAATAGCTAAGGCGGTGACGACTTCCCCGCTCTCATGCCCCTTGATAGGTTGCCGGAGCTTCCATTGCCCCACCGAGGGATAGCCGGGGCGCACGGTTCGCCAGCCGACCCAATCAGCCTGCATTTCGGGACGCCCCTGGAAGACCGGGGCATCCAAGAGCGCCGATGCGCCCAGGCGGTCGGACACTTCTGCTGGAATGCCCGCCGGCCAGCGCACCGTCACCATCACCATGCCCCGGTCATCGCGGGCCGGTGGCGTGACGAGGGTGGCGGGGCCATAGGGGGTCTGGACGGCAGCGCCTTCGGTAAAGTAGGCTTGCGTGTCTTCGATCAGTTGTCGGGGGTATTTATCCACCCAGGCGACGGATCCAGCGAGCCGACTCACGTAGAAGTTCTCCGCATCCGATCCGACGACGCGCCCACGGAGTCCGGTCGGGTTGTAGATGGAGCGCCCTTCCTTCGGCAGGTCCCCGTATTCGGCAGCGCCAACCCGCGTGAATCCTTCGGTGGGTAATGTTCCACGTGGAGTCTCAGGTGGCAATTCTGCCCCCGGGGCAGTTTCAGGAACGGATGGCGGAGGAGCGCCCGCAACTCCAGCCGGTGGAACGGGAACCTGGGGGGCTGGACGGGTCGGAGCCGGGACTTGGGGCGGGATCTCTGGAGGTTCGGGCACCGTGAACCCTGCCGCTTCCAAGGTCTCCCGGCCGACCGTCGAACCATCGGGATGGCCCGGAATGGCCTCGGTCAGGGTCCACAACTCCAACGGTGGCCCTGTGGGGGTTTCTTGCCACCCCCCCCATGTCACAGGGGCCGGAGGGCGCTCAATCGGGGCCGGAAGAGGGGCTCCTGGGGCCACCGGGGGCACAGGCGGGGCGATCTCAGTGGGAGCCGGTGGAACGGGCACGAGGGCAGGAGGTCGGGGCGCTGGAGGCGGCAGGGGCGCGGGAGGAGCCGCTGGCGGGGGGGGCGGCGCGGGTGCCGCTTCCTCGGCGGCGATCTGGCGGTGCAGTTCGGCGGCCCGGCGCTCCAGCACGTCCAACTCGATTTCGGGTTCGGTCAACCCCTCGCGGGGGCGGGCGAGGGAACCAGCTTCTCCCGGTGTGGCTGGCTGGGCACCGGTCGTCGCCCGTGTCGGCTTGGCGGCAACCCCAACCGTTTCCTGAATCAAGCGATCCGCACTCGCCCGCGCCTCGTTCTCCGACATTCCCTTCCGCTTGAAAATGCCGAGAACTCGGTCATAAATCACGTTCCCAACAACATCGCGCCCCAGTTCGGGAAGTGGTTCACCTCTGGCTTGGCGTGCCTGCCACCCGCTCCTGACTCCCATCAGGGCGGCGGCTAATTCAATGAGTCCAATCGACACGCCCGCGTTGATGAGGTCGTGGGCCGTGGGCATCCGCTGTTCCTGGACAATCGGCGGCAATGTTCCAAACCCCAAGATCAGGGCGGTAGCCCGGAGGATTCGGGAATCAATCGGGGCAGCGACCCCAAAGGTTAACCCCCCGATGATCGCTTCCTTGCCTGCCGCCGCTGCGATCTTGCCGGGTTGCAAGGGTTCACCGGTCACGAGTTCTCGACTTGTTTCCCGAGCCGCTCCAGGAATCGCGAGGGCGCTGGCCCCCACCGCAGCCCCGGTGAGCATTTGGACCACCGGATTCTCCCGAAGCACCTGCTGGGCCGCAGCACGGGCCTCGGCCTCGGTAAGCCCTGCCGCGACGCCCCGCTTCGTCATCCCAGCTCCGATACCGTTGAGCACGCGGGACATGGCTTCCATGCCGACCTTGCCGCCAAAGCTGAAGAGCTTCCAATCGGTCCCGAGACTGGTGCCCAGTGCAATCAATTGCTCAAAGGCGTTGTCAGGATCAATGGCCTGCACGGGACCGGACGGTGGCCCCGGAAGCTGCTCGCCGATCTGCTGATTGAGCCACCGGGCAAATTGCCCGACTGCTCCAGTGCGGAGTCCGAAGACCATCGCTCGGCCTGCCCGACCCGCCACGGTTTCAGGAGGTTCAAAGACCGAGGGGGCTTGGTAGGGCGTGATCTTGGGCGGAGGGGCCGGAGGACCCTGTTGAGCAAAGACCTCGGACGGAAGAGCCATGAGGCTCCGAAGCAACTTAGCCTCTGGGGTCATCTCTTCGAGAGTCGGACGCGCCACCCGAGGGAGTGCCGCAAGCGCCGCCAGGATGTCAGGCGTGGTCGAAGGAGCCTCAACCATCGCCTCGGGAGCCTGCGCGAAGGCCATCTCGGCGGTCATGGCGGGCGGGCGACTCACGGGCTGCACTCGCCCCGGCAACGGCGCTCCCGCCGGGATCACCGGCGCGATCCCCGGACCGGGCTGCCCCGGCGGAGTACGGAGCACCTCCAAGTGAGACGGCACGGGGGGGATGACCGGCTCTGGAGCGGTGCGGAGGCTCAGGGCGGCGGCGGCTTCGGGAGAGGTCGGAAGGGCGGGGGCAAGGATCTGAGCAGGGGAAACGCCAGCCACTTCCTCCATTGTGGGCCGGGGGCGCCCCGCCAGGTCAATGCCAAAGGCTTCCTCGGCGAGCCGGGTGCGTTTCTCTTCGGTGAGCGCCTTCAGATCCTCCGTGAGATTTCGCTCGAAAGGAGAAAGGACGGGCGGGACGGGCGGGCGCCCCTTGGGGCGGTGTCCGGTGAGTTCCGCAAGGTCTTCTTCGAGGGCCGTCTCAAACGGACTCGCCATAGGGAATTATCGGGGGAAATATATGGAGGGAAGGGTCGGAAACTCCTGTTGCAGTCGCGCTTTCACCGCCGCCTTGATCTTCTCGGGCGTGGCCCCTTCCTTCGCGTGTTCCTCCTCGGTCAGGGCCTTCTGCCGGGCTCGAACCTGGTTCATGTCTGGCGGGGGCGGTGCAGGCGCGGGTTTGCCTTTTTCATACACCTCCCGCAGGCCCGGCGGCAGCGACGCCACCACCATTTGCTCGACCGCTTTCAGGTCAGCGACCCGCGCTTTGACGACTTCATTCGCGGCCGTCACTTTCGCTTCCAGTCCTGGCAGGAAGTCCCTCATCCGGAAGCCTTCCTTCTGAGCCTCGACCAAATGGCGTTCGGCGTCGCGCACATCCCGCTGGGCCTGATCGACTTGCCCCTGCGTGATCTGGCGCAATTGCGCCAAGGCCACCGGATCGCGGGTGGCCTTTCCCTGCACCCAGGCTTGCGCTTTCTGAATCGTGCCCTGCAACGTCGGCAACCGACCTTGCCGACGGGCCTCGTCTTCCTCTTGGATCTTCCCGACATGGATCTCTGGCGGGAGTCCCTTGTCCGTCAGTCCCGGCACGGTGCCCGCCCCCGCAAAGAATGCCTCCTTGAACCAGTCAGGGACCGTTTTATGTTGGAGGAGGGTGAACCCCATCGCCCCGTACCGCTGCGGGTCCGCTGCGATCACGGCGCGCGCCGACTTGGCCCAGAGCGCCGGGGACCAGGGTTCATTCGCCGTGAGCCGCCCCCGCACGTCGGTCCAGACGGCCCGATGAAACTCGCGCTCGGTCGGGTCCTCCACGAGATCATCGAGGAGTTTCTTCGACATGCGATCCGTGATCTTCTCCCCCTCGGCCCGCCCGAATTTTGTCGTGGCGGTGCCGATCGCTTGGTGCAACGCACTCATGGCGGGGGCCACATCTGTGCCCTTGAGTTTGGCGACCCGCGCGGTCTCCACGGCCTCCCAGATGCGCGTTTTCTCCTGCGGGCCAAGCGTGCGCTCAATCTCGTCATCTTCGAGGGTTTTCCGAGTCACCAACAGCTTGCGGCGCTCGCCCTGCACCCCCGCCATTTGCTCGGGAGTGTCGGCCATCTCCAGGAGAACCCCCATCCCCTCGATTTCCTTGTCCAGCTCGTCAATCCACCGGCGGGACTTCCCCAGGTCTTGAATTTGCGCATAGAGGGTGCGCATCTTCTGGCGGCCTTGCTCCCGGCGTTCCCGCTGGCGGATCTGTTCCTCGCTCTGGAGCCCCATCGCGGGGAGCACGCCGGGCGCGTGTTTCAGCAACGCCACCATCTGCTCAGGCTGCAAGGCGGACAGCACATCGGCGGGGGTGCGTCCAAGCGGAACGGTGCGCCCTGGCATCTCGGCGGGCGCGGCATAGCCGGGGTATTCCGAGACCTGGGGCACGGCTTCGGTGCCCGGGATGCCGGTCGCCGGGAGCGCCGTGGTGCGCTCCGGCACAGCGAGAGCCCGCTGAATCGCTTCTGGCACGAGGGCTTGTTCGGCAGTCGTGCGCTCGCCCGCCTGATACGCCTGGCCAGCCTGAAGGAGCTGCATGGCCGCGAGGGTGCGGCGGAGCTCGTCGCTCTCTTCCTCCCGCTTAACCCCCCGGCCCTTGAGGTAGGCGTCCAGGAAGGCCGAGAGCCCTGCCCCGGTGGGTGCGGGGGCCGCAAAGGTGATGGCCACGGAATTAGCCCACCATCAGGGACTCTGCGCTGAGCGGAGTGCCGGGAGTGCGGCTCATCATGCCCCCCGCCAACATCAGCGGCAAGAGGTCCATGGTTGACGAGGCGCGGGGCGCGAGGGCCGAAGCCCCGATCCCGAAGGCTTGGTTGATGGCCGTCGCCAGATCGCGGTTCCCCTGCGTCTCGGCCTGGAACCCCGAGAGCGCCGCCTGCACCCGGAGCGCATTCTGGAGTTGCCGGTCGGCATCGGTCTGCTGAATCCCGAGCAGGGGGGAGATCGGCAGCAGGTTCGAGAGCGTGCCGGCGGTGGTGGCGGGATTGATCCGCCCGAGCCCTGAGAACGTGAGTTGTTCGGCCAACCCGACCCGGCGCCGCTCGTCGTCCGACAGGGTCCGAATCCGTTCCTCCGGCAGCAGCAGCCCCAGATTTTGCATCCGGGTCAGCAGTGGCGTCGTCACGTTGAATTGCCGCCGCTGCTGCTCGATGGGCGCGAGGGTCGAAATCGTCTGGCGCCGCTGGCCCCCCCGGAGTTCCTCGGCATTGCGCTCGAATTCCGCCATGCGCTGTGCCCCCGGCGTCGTCAACTCGACATCGCCAGGATTGATCAAGAGTTGGGCCGCCAAGGTGTTGCGTAGCGAGGTCCGCGCTTCGGCAATCCGGCGTTCCGTTTCAGGATCGAGTTTGCCCGCAAAGGCCGCTTCCAGTTCAGCCGTCAACGCCGCCGTCGTGGGATCGGTCATCGGCCCGGCGGGCGGCAGATTCGCCGCCGCATACGCCTGGAGCAGCGGGGCCATGGCATCGGCTTGGCCGGGGCGGGCCATGAACGCGGGCAGTTGGGCCAGCGCCGCCAGCCGGTAGAGCCGCTGGAGCGGGGCTTCTTCTTCGGCGGCCCCGAATTCTCGGCCTGCGGCGGCGGTCGCCAGATCGGCAATGGTGCGCTGACCCGTGAGGGCCGATCGGATCAGGCGTTCCAAATCTTGCCCGCCCGTGGCACTCGGCATCCCCGGCGTTCCGGGAAGGCTCCAGGTCCCATCACCCCCTTGCGCGAGCGTCAGGGCGTTTCGGAGAGCCGGCGAGGTCAGGGCCGTCAGGAGCGTGTTCTGCCCCGCCGTGGCGACCGGCCCCGGCCCGGTGAGTTCGGGGAGTTTGACCGTCGTGGGACCGCCCGTGATGAGCCGGGCCACCCCAGTTCCCGCGAGCGCCGCCGCCGTGGGAATGCCAAACTGTAAGAGCCGATCCTGCCAGGTCGGTTGCTTCTGAACGGCGGCAATGATGGCCGCATCTCGGGCGCTGAGGCTCTCCGGCGACTTCCCGGTCTTTGTATCGACAATTTGCCCCGTCGTGGTATCCACGCCCCAATCCCGTAAATCTTCGGGAGGCACGTTCTGAAGGAGACTCTGAAATTCTGGCGTGATCTCGAACGCGGGCTGAACCGGCGGCCCGAACGGATCTTCGAACACCTGATCGCCGAGGGCCGGACGGAAGTCAACGGGCGAGACCCCGTACTGCGTCTCGGGGAACCGGAAGTCCTCAAACCCCAGGGCTTGGAGCCAACTCCAGTCGGTGTAGTCGGTGAAGCCGATGTCTTCGTTGGCCACCCCGCTACTCCTTTTTCGTGCCTTTCAGGGCCGTGACTTCCGCCTGAAGTTGCTCGATCCGCTTCAACAGCGTCGCAATCGTTTGGGCGGCGTCCAGTTCGATCCGCTGGCGGACGTTGCTGAGCGTGTCGGCATAGACCCGCACGGTGCGGAGTTGGTCCTCACAGGACAACGGCGGGGGTTGAGCGAGAGCCCCCACTGGGGAAAAGGCGCAGAATCCCGCGATCAGGAGAGAACCCCAGAGGCGGAGCCTTCGGGATAGTTGACTATTCATCAATTTCCACCCACCGCGTAACACTCCCCGTCGTGATAGTGAGGCGGTAGTAATTATTGTTGGGCACCTCATAGGAGACGGGCAGTGAGTGGTTGACCGCCGCTGCATTGACATCGATAATCAGATTGGCAATGGCAATCGTCGGAGGCGAGGCAGTCCCGACCTCCACGAGAGCGCTGAGCTTCCCTGAGCCAGCCCCCTCGACGTTTTGATAGACCCGTCGCTTGCGCCCGCTCGTGTTCTGGTAAATCGTCCCGGCCACCTTGACGCCCGTCTCGTTGACGTAGACGCCCGTTTCGAGGGACGAGGCTGTCGCCCAGGTTGCATCCCCGCGCCAGAACGTCGTGGCACCCGCCCCCGTTCCACTATTCAAATTGGCGACGGGAAGATTGCCTGTCACGTCGGCGGACAAGCTCACGGCACCGAACGACGGGGCACCCGCCGCGTTGCCATGCAGCACCGTCGTCGTCGTGCCGAGAGACCCCAGCACGGTCGGAGTGGCCCCGGCCCCGCCGCCCAGGACAAGGGCGTTGGCGGTCAAGGCGGCTGACGAGGCGAGCGTCCCCGATGCCGTGAATCCGAGAATCCCGCCCGAAGTGCCCGAAGTAAGGCCGGTGCCGCCACTGGCGACTGATACTGGTAGGGCGATGGCAACGTTGGTCCATTCCAGATCCGCAAAGCCTCCGGCATTTGGCCCCATCGCCAACGCCTGCCCCTGCGTCCCGAAGGTCTGCGGGAGCCGGTAGGTGCGCGTCACCGAGGAATTGGCGTGGGCGACGAACGCGGTGTATTGCCCCGATCCGGCGTGCATGAAGAGGATCGCGTGGGCCATGAAGCCCGTGGCGTGGAACCGATACGGGCTATCGCCCCCGACCGAAATGCCGAGTTGCCCGTCCGAGGGGAACCAGAGACCCGTCCCATGCCACCGCGCCGTCGCGTAGGCCGGGAACCGTTGCGCCCCCGGGCCGGTCGCCATCGTGGACAGGGCGTGGACATCGCCGCCGAGCGAGACCATGAACCGGGCCGTCGCGCCCACGTGGATCAGCATGAGCGCCGTTTCGTGGTGCGCGCCCTGGTTTTCAAACCCGTAGCTGACGGCGTGGTACCGGAGGTTCGCGCCTAGCGTGGCCTGCCCTCGGTAGAGCCCTTCGCCCGCCGAGGTCAAGGCCCCCCGGTGGTTCGCCACCATGCGATCCCGCAACTGGAGGTTCTCGTCATGCCGATACCACTGGCTATAGCCCATCACGTGGGACCACATGTACCGGAGCCGTTCCACTTCGCCGTCGAGCCCGCTCGGACGCGAGATCGCGGTGGTGAACGGCGAGGTCGTGGTCTGCATCTGGGCGTCCGAGTTGGACCACGAGTCCAGGCAATTCACGAGCATATTCGTGACGCCCAGGGTCGTCATCGAGGTGGTCAAATCAGCAGCGGTTAGCCGTTACTGATCCCCGGCGCTCCAGGATCTGAAAATCGAGCAGGAACCCTGTCCAGCAGCCGGGGATAGCCACGCGAAGACCACAACCAAGCAAAAGATCATTGCTATAGAGTGTTTCCACGTGGTTGTCATTGGGCATCACCTCCTTTCTGTGTGAGTCCGTGCGGACCCGATACACCGAGCTTGACAAACAGAAGTTGGTATACAACAATGAATGCAACGACTCCGTAACTGAAGAAAGGATCGGCTACTCATGGAGAATCTCCAGGGCGGGCATATCGACCTCGCAGCGTACTGGGCGAGAATTGAAAAAACGCCCACGTGCTGGATCTGGCACGGAGCCGCCCATGACCGACGAGAAGGATACGGCACCGTCGCGGTAACGGTGACCTCGCCTCGTGGACGGGCCACCCGCTATGAACTGGCCCACCGCATCGCCTGGGAACTGGCGAACGGGCCAATTCCGCCTGGCCTGTTCATCCTCCATGCTTGCTCGAACAAGCCCTGCGTGAATCCAGAACATCTTCGGCCTGGGTCGGCTCAGGACAACATGGCCGACCGCCGCCACTCTCCAGCCCCGCCGCTTCCACGGGTGATGAACAACACTCTGCCCCCGCCGATTCTGCGGGCGCGGGGCGAGCGGCACCATTCGGCGAAGTTGACGGACGCGCAGGTGTGCGCCATCCGAGATACCTACGCGACAAACCTGAACGTGACGGCCGCGGATCTCGCCCGCACCTACGGAGTATCGAAGAACCACATTAGCGTGATTTTGAAGCGCAGAGGGCGTCGCGACGCGGGCGGGGCCGCTATAGAACTCCGTCCTATCCGAGGAACCCGCGTGCGTGGGACAACGGTGAAGTTGAACGAAAGTCTTGTGGTTGACATTCGTCGGCGGTACATGCAGGGCGGGGAAACGATTTTTACCTTGGCCGATCAAATTGGCGTCTCCCGCCAACACATTAGCGACGTAATCCGAGGGCAGACGTGGAAGCACGTCCCGATGCCCAAAGGATTGCGCGTTCGCCCTTCCTACAGAAACCTCCTCGCGCCCGAAGTCGATGCGCTCCGTCGCGATGCCGCCGATAACCCAGACGCCCCCCATCACTGGCTCGCGCAACGCCACGGGGTCAGCCGGGCAACCGTCTCGCTCATCCTTGAGGGGAAGCATCACGGTCCCAATCCTTATGGGTACGTGCCCCGGCGGAGAAAGACACAGCGGCTCCTGTAAGCGGCCGGCTCATGCCGCCTCCGCCCCGATCAGGAGTCGCGTGATCGACGTATCACTCGCCGTCGTCGTGCGGCCCCGAAAGCTCCACCGTTGCGCCTGGCCGAGCAGCCGTTGCGGGCGCGAGATGCGCAACCCCCCGACCCCAAACGTGATCGGGAGGGTGAAGGGCAGCGTTCCGGCCCCGCCGTCCAGCACAAAGTTGATCGTCTGGGACAAGGTGCCGTCTCGATAGACCTCCACCGCATGGGTCACGCTATCCCGGGCGTCATATTCCAGTTGCAAAAACCGCCCGTTGGTTTTGCGCCCGCGCCACCCGCGCACCACTTCCCCAAAGTCGAGATCCCGGAGCCACCATTCAAAGGTGTAGGCGACCCCGTCGGCACTTCGGGCCACCCGGTCCAGTTCCCACACCTGCCCGGCGTTATCCCCCATGGCGGGGATTTGGATGCCCGAGCGCTTGCGGAGGAAGAGCGATTCATTCCGATCCCGGTCCCAGTAGATCCACCGCTCATCCGTGAGCTTGTTGCGATCAATATGAAACCGCCGGTTCTTGGCCGTCTGGCCCTGGCCGTGGCAGGCCAGTTGAATCTCGCCCTTGTTGGCGTAGTAGATCATCTGGGCCGTGGCGAGTTGGGCCAAGTTCACGTTGTCCCGGAAGAAGCTCCCGAGCTTGCGCGTGGAAATATCCGATGCTTTCACGCTCCCGGTGGCTTGGGTGGCGCTCAGGAGATGCCAGGACCCGTCGGGCGAGACCCAGATCAGATCATCTTCCACGGCGGCCCAACAGAGCGGCCCCGCAATGCCGGGACGCCCCACGCGGATCACGCGCCAGTTCGCCGGGGTCGCCACGTCGGAGGTGTCGATGAAAAACACGCCCTCCGGGAATTTCCAGATGATGGCGCCGCCTTTGAAGGTGGTCCCAGCGGCGATGTATTCCCCGAATTCGGCACCGGGATCAATCAGGAGCGAATAGGGCGTCGTCAGAAAGTCTTCATGGTTGGTGTTCAAACTCCGGTGGAGCCGGTGGGGGTCATTCGGCGAGCCCCCGCCGAACAGATACGCTTGGTGGACAAACAGCGTGCGCGGTTGGTTGGCCCCGGCCCACGCCGCCGGCGGACTCGCCAGCGCAGCGGTCGCGGCCCCATCCGCCGCCAGCACCTGCACGGCGTTCACCCCATCGACGTGGAACGCCTTCCGATCCCGTCCGGTGCTTTCGGCCCCCCCGGGCACCCAGATCGCCACTTGCCCCGACGTCGTCAACCCGCTGGCCAGGGTGGACCACCCGGCCCCGCTCCCCGTGTCCTTCCGCAGCGTCCCGTCCCCGACGGACACGAGGGTCCGTTGCGTCGTGACCGCCGGCCAGTAGTCAATGGCGGCCTGGAGCGTGACGGCCCCGATGGCGTCGCCGAGTTTCGTGGCCCCGCCACCGGAGCGCACCGAGTGGTCTTCGAGGGTGGCATTTCTGAGTTGGATGAGGGCGCTTTGTGGGATGAGCCCACGATTTCTCACCCCCCAGAGCCCTTCGCCTCCAAGTTGGATTTCGATCACCGGAATGCCGTCGTAGGGCATGACCGCTATATCCCCGTGGCCCACATGGGCAATGGGCGGTCAGGGAGCATCCGGGCCTCAAGGACCCGGCAGCCGACACAGAGATCAGGGAAGCGCGACAGTGCGGGATCCAGGGCGCTCAGATCCGCCACCGCCACTGCCAAGAAATCGAGATGACAGCGGACGCAGGGGCGGATCGCCGCGCCTGGCGTCTCGGGGTCTCGTGGATACGTGACGGGCAGGGTTCTCATCGCAGCGTGATCCCCGGTTCCGGCACCGCCGCCGGCACGGGCTTCTCGGGTGTTGGCCCGAGTTCTTTCACGGCGGCCCTGGGCAGGACCCCCGCCGTCTTCATCCGGTCCGTCGCCCAATCCAGCAACGCCGTCAAGAGGGCTGTGGGATCCCCCATCTCCGCCCACGCGAGGGCGAGTCCATCCGCTTGCACAATCTGGCCACCCTGGCGCCGCTCCCACCGGAGCGTCACGCCCGGCGGGGCGTCAGCCGGAAACCGAAACTCCACGGCGGCCAAGCGGCATTCATCCCAGGACCGGGTCGGTTCGGGCACGGTGAGGGTCCAGCGGAGTTCGCTCATGGCCACCGCTCCCACCGGCACGGCCCGGGGGGCTCGATTCGCCGCAACCGGTGCGGTCCCCCGTCCCGGATTTCGACGCGGCCTGCCTGAATCCACATGGGCACCGGGCCGGCGGGATCAGGGTCGATGGCCACGATCTCGCCATCCAGCCACACCGCCGAGAGCATCTGCCCCGAGGGCAATCGGTAATGCGCCCCGAGCCAGGTATGCCCATCCGCCTCGCGCATCTCGGCCCGGTGGAGCGTCCACTGATTCACGGACGGCACCCCCGCAGGCCAGCAGGGAGGGATCGGCGACGAGGGAATCGACTCCAGGAAGCCAAGCGGCGGTTGTTGGAGCACTTCGAGGCCGTCAAGCCGCATGTCGCCAAGAGAGCGATGGCAATGAGAGTCTCCCACTTCGGCGACCTTTCCCGACTTATAGACGAACTTCGTTTCGACATGGTGGCAACCCTTCGCGTCCAATCGCCCGGGATGGGCCATGAGGGGGCCTGGGAGAGAGAGGCTCGCGAAGACGAGCCCTCCAACGACGATCCTGACCAGAGCACCCACCCATGTCGTCATTTGAACGGGATCTCCGGCGAAAAGAGCGGACGACAATTCACGAGGGTGCAGCGGCAAGAGTTGCCGACTTTGATATGCGTTTCCGAGGTCCGGTGGACCGGGCACGTACACGAATTACAACCGTCACCTTGTGGGAAGGCCACATCCCGAGTTTCCCCAATCGGGATGGCTTCAAACTCCTTGACCATTTCTGGCGAATAGGGCGTTAAGAGTTGCGCGACAAGCAGAACCACCGGAATCCATGCCGTCACGCTCATCGGATGCTCCCGGCGCGGAAACCCTGCGCTTCAGCGCGGGGAGGAAGCGCCGTGTGTGGGTGGACACGCCCAACGTGAGTGTGTATACTCGGGGTATGCAGCGCGTCAACTTCCATCTGACCGAGCGGCAACTCACCCTGCTGCGGCGGCTCGCCGAGACCACCGGCCTGACGGTGGCCGAACTGATCCGCCGGGCGGTCGATGCCTACCTCAGGCGCGCCTAAATGCGCTTTCGCCTGTACCCCTCCCGTGAACAAGAGCCCATGCTGGTAAACGCCTGCGGTCAGGCGCGGTTTCTCTGGAACCTCTGTTTGGAGCAGTGGCGACTCTGGCAACCGGGAAAGACAGCGCCCGGTTACGCCGAATTGAGCCGGCAACTCACGGAGTTGCGTGCGGCTGAACCATGGCTCGCCGAGGGCAGCGTCATCGTCCAGCAGCAGGCACTCCGAGACTTCGACCAAGCCAAACGGAACTTCTTCGGGGGCACTCACCGGCGCCCGACGTGGCGCAAGCGGGATCGTGACGAGGGCTTCCGCATCGTCGCGCTTCAACCCAGTCATGTGCGGCGATTGAACCGTCGTCATACGGCGCTCTTCGTGCCGAAGATCGGCTGGGTGCGCTTTCGACAGACGAGGCCGATTCCATGCGTAAAATCGTACCGCGTGACGCGCGATCCCGCAGGCCGCTGGCACATTGCCTTCGCCCACATCCCGGCACCCCTCCCCGGCCCAGGGACGGGCGAGATCGTTGGCCTTGACCGTGGAGTCGCCGTCAGCGTGATGACGAGTGAAGGCGAGAGCCTCCACGCGCCTGTCCTGCGGCCCAAGGAAGCGGAGCGCCTCCTCCGGCTCCAGCGCCGCCTCGCCCGCGCCCAGCGGGGCTCGAACCGTCGGCGACGGGTCAAGCGTGCCATCGCCCGGCTCCGAGCCCACGAGACGGCCCGCCGCAAGGACTGGGTGGAGCAGACGACCACGAGCCTCGCCCGCCGCTACGATGTCCTGAAGGTCGAGAATCTCAACGTCGGTGCCATGACGCGCTCGGCGCACGGCACCCTCCAAACGCCCGGTCGGAATGTCGCGCAAAAGGCCGGCCTCAACCGCAGCATCTTGGCGCAAGGCTGGGGCCTGTTCCTCACGCGCCTTGAACACAAAGCGCACGGGAGAGTTCGCCGAGTTGACCCGAGGTACACCAGCCAGCAGTGCAGCGAGTGCGGGCATGTCGCGGCGGCGTCTCGTGAGAGCCAAGCGAGCTTCCGTTGCGTAGTCTGCGGGTTCCACTGCCATGCCGATACCAATGCAGCACGTAACATCGCGGCCGGACAGGCCGTGCCAGCGCGGGGAGCCTTGGTGCAGCACCGCCGGGCAGTGAACCGCGAACCTCAATGCCGCGCCTCCTTCCGGGTGGCGTCGGTGTTGGAATCCCCGGACTTCAATCCGGTGGAGGATGTCAAGAGCCGTACCCTCCCCGCTTCACATCTCCATACGGGGCCACCCGCGTCCCGTGCGACAGCATCCCCTCGCCCATCCGAAACCGGGATTCCAGCCCGATCAACTGCTCCAGTTTGCCCTCGGCCTTGAGCAACACCGGATGCGCTCGCCGGTCGTACTTCTCATCCAGCAGATCGGCCAGGGCCAATTCCACCCAGACGGTGCGTAACTGACTCGGCAAGTCCACGGTGCCGCTGCCCGAGGGATCGGCGGGCATGCGGGTATAGGGATACTCGATCCGTTTCAGGGCCGTGGGATAGGACGACAGCCGCACGCGGCGCATCGTCAGCCGAGCAAACGCTTCGGGCGGATACCCCGAGGCCGGCGGATCCGGCCACTTCGCCTTCAACTCCTCCTCGCCCACGAGGGCCACAAAGTTCCCCTCCTGGGTCCACAGGCCATCAATGAAGAGGGCCACATCAGAGGCCAACGTGTATTCATCCTGAAAAAGCGTGATGGCGGATCCCGCCGCGAGGGTTTCGGGGACGGCATCGAGCGTGACCGCCGTGCCATCCGCCGCATGGACCGTCACCCGGGCCACCCAGTCCTTGCCGGTCGGGCGCATCTTGTAGTCCACAAGCGAGAGGCTCCCCGCCGGGGCCGCCGAGAGCGTCCCGGCCGCGGCGATCCCCGTCGCGGCCACGGTAATGGTGAGGGTGCTGATGTCATCGCTCGTTAAAAAAATCCCGGGGGGGGTCTTGGTCAGCCCGATCCAGGGGAAGCGGAGCACCAGATCCCGCCACCGCGCGATCAAAAAATCCCTCGCGAGCGAGGCCAGCATAGTGGTCGTGACCGTCCCATCCTCGCCCACCCGGTCGAGGATATACGCCTCGGCCGTCGTATACGCATCGAACGCCATGGCTTATCTCACCCCGCCCGATCCGCCAATTCCCGGAGCCGGGTCGCTTCCCGCTGCGCCTCACTGCGGAGTTCCCGCACGCGAGCATCCAGCCGGCGCAGCTCTTTGTCGGCCGCCACGGTGCGCGTGAGGACCTCCTGGAGGTGCTGGTCCGCCCGCTCGGCCGAGACCTTGAGCGTGTGCTGATGCGCCTTCAGGGCCTCGGCCTGCTCGCGGCGCACCTCGGTCAGGTGTGTGGTGGCCTCCGTGATCTGCCGCGACGTCTCCTCCAGCGTGGCCGCCAGCGTGGCCTGTCGCTGGCTGACGGTCCTCGCAAAGTCCTGTTCCAGCGTGGCGTGCTTGGCGGCGTAGGTCGCGCCCAGCGTCGCCAGGGCCGTGTCGTGTTCCACCGTCAGAGCGATCAGCGCGTCGGTCGTCTCGGCCCGCCGAGTGGCCACGTCGGCCCCGAGGGCCGCCAGTTCTTCCTGAAGCCGCGCCCGCCGCTGTTCGGCTTCGCCAATGGCGAGAATCGTCTCCGACGCCGCATCCAGGGCGTCCGACATTTCCAGCCACGGCAGGAGGAACCGATGCTTGACGACCCGCAGTTGCTCGGCGGCGATGTGAATCGCGTCGGGGGTGGAGGGCGTTGGTGCCATGCGCATAGCTCCTGTCAATCCATCGGCCGTTGATGGCCAGGATTCAGCAAGGCGACCATCACGGTCACCGCCGTTGTCGTATCGCCGCCGACGAGTTCTGGGCGGAGCCACAGGCCCACGAGGCTGAGGGCCGCGCCGCCCGACCGCGTCACCAGAAACGGCCCGCCGCCGTCAGCCGTCGGGATCGGATGAAACGGGCCGTCAATCAAGAGGCTACCCACGAGGCCGACCCGCGCGCCCCCAAAATAGCCGCTCGCCTGCACCAGGCGGATCGGCGTGGCCCCCGCCCAGACCGGCTGCGCCGGATGCCCAGGCGTGAGCACCCAGGTATAGATGAGGCCCCCGTCAATCCGCGACCAGTCGGCACTTATGGTTTCCACGGCTCCCCTCCTTGGCGGGCGCGGGCCTGAAACGCCCCCGTCGCATGGTCCCGGATATGGTCCAGGAACAGGGTATTGAGCGTATGGATCTCGGCCGAAATCGTCTTGAACTGCTCAAGGTTCTCCTGGTGCTGTCGCTGGAGGTTCTGCAAAATGATCTTCACCGACAACCCCAGCACGGCCCCAATGATCGCCAAGAGGCCACTTACCACCCACACGGGATCAATGGGCATCCCCTCCTCCTCCGGGTTACCGCTTCCGATAAAACGTCGCCCGAACCACGCCATCCGCCCCGCCGCTCCGAATCACGCGGAATTGGGCGACCGATTGATACCAGAGCGGCAGCTGATCGCCGTGCTCGCCCGGCAACCCAACGGTGGTGGAGGGGGCGCCCCCATCCACGCGATACCGCACCGGCCCATCCTCGAATCGGAGCACGGCAAAGCAGGTCTCCGCCGGGACGGACAGGCTCACCACGTCGGTCGAAACCGTCACCTCCACGTAGCTGAACGGGTGCAGATCAGGGAACATGGCGCTATTGCCCGACGCCCATCAGGGTCCGGAGCGGGACCGCCGCCCCTCCCGCCACCGCCGGGGCAAACGAGAGCGCGCCGATGGCGAACTCGGCATTCCCCGAGATGCCCCATGTGATGGCGTAGGCACCGGCTGGGGTCAGCGGGCCTCGGGTCGCGCCGCCAACCGTTTGCCCGCCCACGTCCAGTTCTTGCCGCTCGGTCCCAACGGTCACCGACAGGTTGAGCGGGTTGGCGAGATCCGTGATGATCCCCGCAACCATGAAGGCATTGTCCGCAATCGTCAGGGACTGACTCCCAGTGTCCGCGTTGCCGGTTCCGCTCCCGCTCGTGTCTAGCGTGGGCGCGCCCACATCGTCAATGAGCGTGACGGCCACCCCCGTCAACTCGTCCGCCGAGCCAGCCCCGCCGTTCCCCGTGATGGCCACGGTCTGGGCGCCGGTCGTCGGGGAGAGCTGATACCACACTTCCATCTCGATGTTGCCCACCGAGTTGTCGATGTCCACAATGAGGCTGGTGATCGCCACCGCCGCATAGGTGACGTTGCTGATGTCGCGGGAGCCGTCGGTGCCATCCGCCACGAACCCGAAGACCGCGAGGGCCTTCGCCGTGGCCGCCGTCGTATGAGACCACGAGATGCTCGTGACATTGTTGTTGTTGCCCCCGTTGGTCGAGGTATCGAACGAGAGGGACCGATGCTCATCCGGAGCCGCGACCGTGGGCCGGAGGCGCGGGTCGGCGTCGTTCTGCGCGGTTTCCAGATCCAGGGCGAATTGCAGGGGGTGCGTTACCGTCACGGTGCCCCGGACCCACGTCGGTCCCGGCGGGAGCCAGTGGCGCGAGGTCATCAGGGGGACCGGCAGCCCCGTGTCGGGATGCCGTTTGATTCCCCCACGGCGAGAGACCCCCTTCCAGAATTGCCAGGTGGTCCCCCCATCGCGGGAGAGGTCCACCGAGACGACCAGGTCCGCAGCAGGATCCGTGTGCGCGCTGACATCAACCTCGAAGGCGAGATCGTGCACGGTGGCCGGAAGCATGAGCGGGCCAAATGCCTGTGTCCCGGCAGGATAGGTGGCCACGGGGAGGATGGGGCGCGCCCCTGCCGGGGCAGAGAACACGACGAGCAGAGCCGCAGAGAGGATCAGGCCCCAGACGCCCACGAGTCCCCTGTGGTCCTCATTGCGTGACATAACTTAGACCTCCCGAGACTTGGCCGGTCCCGGACTGGAGTAAACAAACCGAATCGCCATTGACGGTGGTCTGCGCGATGGCGGCCGCTCCAGCCCCGAACGTCAACCCGCCGTTCGCCGCGAGATTCCATCCCGTCGCGGCGGTCGCCCCTCCCGTTAGGCCCGGCACCCCAACGGTCGTGGTCGCACAGGTCACGCCCGTCCCCGCCACAACCGCTAAATTCTGTGCGGTGGCGGACACGACGTTGAGTGAACAAACGTAGACCCGCTGGTTGGCGACCCCGGTGACCAATTGCGTGCCCGCCGTCTGGCTGATGCCGACGTAGGATTTCGAGCGCCCCATGCATGGATCGACCGCCGTTGATCCGAATGCGGTGACCGCCACATGGGTCACGGAGGTCACGTGAGCCATGTTCCATTGGCCCCCTTGATGGGTCGCCTGGATGTTCCACACGCCCTGCTGATTCACTGGGAGCCCGATGGTCCCGATGACCGGCACGGGGTTTCCGCCCCCAATGCCTTGAATGGACAGCACCCCGCCGTGCGACTGGCCGGGAGTCCCAAGCCCTTGGATATGGAACTGGGCACCGCCGATGGTCCCCCCGATATGGACCGCTCCGGAGATATGCGACACCGCCACGACGGAGGCCGCCGCGCATCCCGTACACGTCACGTCGAGGGTGGTGCCGGTGAAGGTCGCATACGTCCCGGCTTGGTTCACGAGGCTGATCGTGCCGCCGACGTGGGTGATGGAGGAGATATGCCGAATGGTCGATTGATGGAACACGTTCACGGCGTCGCCACCGCCGGCCCCTCCCCCGCACGCCTCGAACGCGGTTCCCGCCGTATTGACACAGCGCGTGGCCATCGCCATTGAGAACGGCCACGGCGCTGCCGCTGCCGCAATGTGGACCACCGTGCTGATGTGCTGGACGTTGACGACCTGCGGACGCCCCGGCGTGACCTGCGCGGGGGCTGGCGTCAACTGGGCGAGGAGCACGCCGGCCAGGAACACGGCGGTCAGGAGGGCGACCGAGCAACCCCATCGGCGCGTCATGGCTTGGGCGCGGGGGTGGCGATCAATTGCTTGATCTCCCTACTTCTCGCCACTTCACGCCGGAATAGACCAGCGTGATCGTTTGATCCACTGCCGCCGCCAAGGCTGCCGACAGTTCGGATCGGCCTGCTGTATCAGAAAAGTTGATGGTATTCGATCCCGCGTTAGCGAACGTGACGCGGGTCCCCGCGACTAGGCCGCCGCCATCCGCATCGGCCCCGATCACCATGACAATCGTGCACCCATTGGCATCGTTACAGGTCAACTCGATATAGTCCCGAGAGGGGTTAATCCGCTCAATATTGACCGCCGCCGTCCCCTCCGAGGCGATGGTGGTCGAGTGAATCCGGGCGATGAACTGGCGGGCCTCAATTGAGGTTTGGACATGGATGGCGTTCGGGCGGCTGCCAGCGGACGTGCCGATCGTCCACGAGCCGTTGGCCACCGCCATGAGTCCGCCTGCGTGGAGGCGGAAGAGTTCCCCCCCAATGGTCTCGAACCGGAGCACCGTGCTGGCATGGCCCACCACGAGCTGGTCGTTCCCGTCAGGATCGGTGCTGGACGCCGCCCCAACGGTGCTGATCCGGAGGGCCGTGATGTGGCTCCGCTGGCCCCCGTGCATCTGGGCTTCAGAGTGGGTGAATCGGAGAGCCGTGGTGTGGTGAAGCGTCAGGGCCGTCCCGTGAAACCGGACGGCTTCATGGCCGCTGATTGTGACGCCGAGATGGTTCGCAAGCGGCCAGTAGAGGCCGCTGAAGAGGCCGGTGGTGCCGGTCACCTGCGGCACCGTGACCGAGCCGGGCTGGAAGACTACCGGCCCGGTCGGGCGATACGGGGAGTACGTGACCGTGGCTCCCAGGAGGAGGCCCGCAGCCCCGAGGACCGCCACCACAAGCCTCCAGGGGAACTTCTTCAAGGGAGCTCCTCTTCGACCTCCAAGGTGGTAGACCCCGTGCCGCCGTACTCGCCCGCCGTGCCACACACGAACCCGGCAAAGGTGTTGGTGTAGGCCCGCGTGGCCCCGGCATGAAGCGTGATCCGGGGGACGGCGTCATCCGAACTGCCGAGATAGAGGGTGATCGTCCCCATGTTGCCGAACGTCACGGCCCGGGGGCGATCCCGGCTGGCCACGGCATGGCTGGTCGTGGCGGTACAGATCACTCGCCAGGTCGCCGTCCGGCGCGTCGGCAACCCTTGGGCGAGGGCCGTGGCCACCAGCACCACGGTCACGCACCCCCCCACGAGGAACCCGGGCCAGGGCCGCCGCATGGAGCCTCTGGATCAGTCTTTCTCGCCGCCCTTCGACGTGATCGGATAGCTCTCCAACCCCCGAAGGTCAGTCGGGTTATCGACCTCTTTCAGCATCGGGACCTTCGCCGGCCCCGTCACGGTCGAATAGGTCGGGCCGCGCTTCAGACCGCCGAACGCCTTGCCGGCGGCTTCGGCTTCGGGCAAATCCCCCGGGCCGGTGGGGGGGCCTTCATTCAGGTTCTCGAAGTCGCCCTTCGGGACGAAGGGGCTCCCGTCAATCTTCTCAGGCACTGACCGCCCGTCACTCATGGGATGGACTCCTTTCGTTCTGCCCCGGGGGGCAGAGGTGACTACGAAGCGTTGCGGATCAGATCCTCCTCGAACTGTTGCTGCTCCCGCATGTTCCGCTCCCGTTCCTGGACGTACCGGGTAAAGGCCGCGTTCGCCTCGGGCGGGATGAAGAGGCGAAAAAGGTGCCGCTTCGCCTCATCGACCTCCCGCATGAACAGCCGGAGGTGTTCGGGATGGGCGCATCGGCAAAAGGGGCGTCCCTGGACGGCCGGGGGCGCCGTACTGCCCACGATCCGGGAGGAGACGATGTGTCCCACCAGATCCCGGCTCTCGAACACATGGGCTTCCATGCCGGCTTCGGACACGGAATAGTGGATCTCAAACTCGTTGGGGGCGATTTCATAGGACTCGCGCACGACCTTGCCGGGCTTGGCGCAAGAGTACCGATCCCCCGCCCCGAGATACACCACAATGGCCCCCTGGCCCTTGGCATCCGTGATGACCGGCAGGACCGGGGCGAGGATCTGCTGCTCGATGGAGACGAACCCGCTTAGGTCCACCCCGACGGGGGCCACCGCGACGGCCACGGCGGGGCCGTCCGCCTCCTCGGGAGGCGGACCGGACTGGACCGGGCGGGCGGGGCGCCCCGGCCCGCGCTTAAGCGGCAACGACTGGGCGATGTCTTCGGGGATGGGTGCCATGGACGTGCCTCCGTTGGGCGCGGGACGATCCCGTGCCGTTGTCGGATCCTGGGTCTGGCGTCAGCGCTGCAAGCCGCGCCGTTGACGCCTGCATTTGGGCCATCGCAAACAGCACAAAAACGGTTTGCCCGGGCAGGTGAAAGATCGGGCTCCCGAACGAGTTGACCACCGCCACCGCGATCATGGCGATCCAGGCCCGGTCGAGCGGGACGTGCCCCGGGGACCAAAACTCTGGGGTGCCCGCTGGGCAGGCCCACCAGAGCCGCCACGCATCGCGCCCAAGCCAGAGCACCCACGCGAGGCCCAACCCGAGCCCGATCAGCCCCAGCTCGAACCAGAGTTGGTAGGCTTCGTTGTGGGCTTGGAGAGTGGCGAACACGACGGGCTTGTTGGCCGCGACCGAGAGTTTGACGTTGTAGTTGTCGGCCCAGATGCGCCAGGACCCGAGCCCCTGCCCGATCAGGGGATACCGTTTCACCTCGGGCCAGATCGCCTGCCACACCTGCCAGCGCCCCGAAAGCCGCCACTCATGGACCGTCATCACCCACCCGACGGAGGCCACGCAGACGCCGACCAGGACCGCCCGCCACCGACGCGACAGACTCGGCCACGCCATCAGGATGGCCCCAACCGAGGCCGAAATGATCGGCCCTCCGGACCAGGACGTGATGATGAGGGCATAGAGAGCGGCTGCTGGGAGGAGCCCCACCAGCGACCAGACCAGCGGCAGGCCGAGGGCCATCAGGGAGCCAAAATAGTTGGTGTGTGTGAGAAAGCCCATCGGTTTGCCGAAGTACGCGGGCTCCACGAACGTCATGTAGGGGTAGGGGCCAGCCATCACGGTCACGTCTCGCACGATCCACCACAGGCCGACGCCGACCGCCCCCGCCCAGAGGCCCGCCAGGTGGAATCGACTCGGCGGCCATCCAGACCGGACCACGCTGACCACCATGAGGATGACGAGGCCCGCCCAGATGAACGGTGCCCACACCCCGAGCAGCGCCATCCGCCACAGCGGCGAGAGGAGTGGCGTGATATTCACGAGGCCCAGGATGGCCTCATACGCGATGCCCGCGAACATCGCCCACGCCACCCACCGGACCTCTCGTGGATCAAGCGTGCGGGCCGCCATTGACAGCATCCCGGCCATGCCCAGCAGGAGGAGCAGTTGCAACGCCCGGAGCGGAAACGCCATCATCCCCGCCCGGATCAAGGCCCACGCGATCAATGCCGCCAAGGGCCACGCCACCCGATGCAGGCCGGGCACCGTCGGCAGGGCGAGCTTGGCGCAGAGACAGACAGCTCCGCCCAGGAGGAGCCACATGATCGGGACCGCCCGCTCCACCATCGGCCAGTTGTGCACCGGGAACGGCACGACCACCAGCACCCCGAGGGCCATCCAGACCCCGAGCGCCACATGCCGCTCGGTGAGACTCAGCACCCATCGGGGGGCCAGTGTCCACGCTTCGCGCATCGTCCCTCCTCAATCACCCAAGACGGGCCGGGGGCCTCTCCCCCGACCCGCCTCTGCGGTGTGCTCGCACCGGACTCGCTATGCTTCGGGGCTAGTCCACCGTGCTCCAGCGGTTCGCCCCGATATGAAGCTGATCCCACAAGATGTAGGCGTGGCCCGCGATGGTGTCGGGGTTCAGCGAAATCTGATAGGTCACCTGAAGGCCACCGGCGAGATGGACGAGGTACGGCGTTTCCAGATAGAGTGAAATGCCGCCGGCCGTGGTGATGCCGCTACACACGCCACCGAAACAGATGGATTGGTGGAACCGCGAGAGTGCCCCGCCGCGGTGGTTGCCGGCCAACACGTTGCCAAATCCCGCCGTCGCGATGGCATGGGGCCGAATCCACCCCACGCCGTGGCTACTGAGGTTGAGCCCGTCGGCAAGGGCGGTCATGGTCGAGACCGCGTGGTTGCCTGCAAACCCGATGTTGAGATGCTGCGAGATGCCGCGCCCCCACGAGGTCACGTTCACGATGACATCGCGGATGACACCGCCCTGCGGGATCACCACGTCGGTTCCGATCTGGCCTGCGTTCCCGGTCCCGGCCGCGTTGTGGAAGGCGAAGCGGGACACGCGACGGACCCCAGAGCGATCCATCATCAGGAGATGAATCGTGTTGTCCGTCATTTTCTGCCGCGTCATGCCACCCCGCCCGACGCACACGACATCAAAGCTGGCCGAGGCCGAGGTCCAGAAGAACTCAAAGACCCCCTGGGCATTGCTGACGAGCGGGCTCGTGGTCCCGCTGCCGGGGCTCCCCATCGTGGAATAGACGTGGGTGCCCTCGGAGGCGATGTTATGCGGGTGGACCGAGCACGTGACGGCCCCCTGCGGGTAGACCTCCCCGCGCTCGTTCACGACCGACCACCAGTAGCGTTGCGTTTGGGCCTGGACCTGGGTGAGCCCGAGGGACCCGAACCACCCCGGCCCGAGGAGCAGGACGGCGGCGAGGGCCGCCGCGAGACTGCGCGAAACCCGTCGATGCGTCATGGCGAATCTTTTCATCCGACCGTCTCCTTGTGTGCCGTGATGGTGAAGGTGCCCGTGTGAAGCTGCCCGTGATGGGTCGGGCAAAGCCATCGAACGTTGAGTGGGTCACTGTAGTCAGTGTGGTGGGCGTGAACCCGGGCGCTGCCGCAGACCTCACAAGGGCCTTTCGTGAGATAGCCATACTTGAGAGACATGGCCACGAAGAGGCGGGCTTGATATTTCCCGTCACGACAATCGCGCCGCACCTTCTCGCGCCGAGCAACCCTGCCCTGATCGGTCCGGCTGAACTCCCGAGCCCGCTCATTGTTGTAAGCCCGTTCGCAGGGACGGCAATAGGCATACAGGCCGAGTCCACCATGTGAGCCGTCATATCGTTGTCCATCTACCCGTTGGCGAAAGTCACTGACCGGCTTGGTTTCTCCGCACGTCGCACACCGCTTCAAACCCGGCGGAGCAAGCGGGCGTTTTCGTACCCGGCGAGAGGCCTTAGAGGCAAGGCCACACGTGCGGCACCACCCCTGCCTCCCGTCCGATCTGTTCCGGCTTCGGTGGAAATCCGCCATCGGCTTGACCACACGACAATGGCCGCACTTCTTCTGTAACTGCACGACCTGACCACCGATTCCGGTTGGTTCCATCATGTCAAGCCCGGTTTCCACTGTCACCATAACTATCTGATTTCGTTGAACTATAAATTCGTTCTTGTTGTTCTTAATTCTATGTACCCGTGATCGACCCCGGCATAGACCGACTTCTTCGCCCCCCAGATGGCCCCGATACAGAAGCCCGGCTGCGCCCCGTAGTCGAAGAGCTGCTCCCACGCCTCGGGCGGCGCCCCCCACGCAAAGCAGAGAGCCTGCCGCGCCAGGAACATGTTGGAGGCCCAGGCGAGGTTCCCGCCGGCGCCAGCGTCGGTCCCGGTCGGGACCTTTTCGTGCTCGTGAATAATGCACTGGCCGCCCCAGAACCCGAGGGCACCGAGAAAGAGCGGGTTACTCTTGCCGCGCTCGTTCGCGTACTGCTGGATCGACGCCCACGCGACCCCGGTCGAGGAGAAGTTCTGCCGGAGATCAAACGACACATCGGTGTGGAGGAGCAGGACGAACAGATCCATCCCGTCCACCTTGACGGGCCAGAGTTTCGGGGTGGCTTTCTTGGCGGTCCCCAGGAGCCGGTCGATCAGGGGCGCCGTCATGGTATCGCCGGCTTGCAGCAGGGCGACCGAGGTGCGCTGCCCCGCGTAGATCGTGCGGCTCGCGGCGGGGCTCAGGGCCAGGGCAGTGAAAATGTCGTCGTCAATTGTCTCCCCCATCCACGTGCGGAGGACGTTCTTGGCGTCGTTCCGCTGATTAAATTGGGTGAGCCGCTCCGACATCCGCCCCGCCAGCCGCACGGCGTTCCGGCGCTGGTTGATCGTGACATCATCGGACTGATAGACCATCGGCTCTTCCGAGCCTTCCTGCTTGGCGTCCCCGGAGACGCCCGCCCCGGCCAGCTTGCGGAGCAGCGTGAACCGGATACGGTCTCCGGGACTCTTTTGGAGGTCGCGCTTGACCTCAATGATGGTGTTCTGGTCCCCTTCCTTGAACCACTTCGAGAAATACAACTCTCGGGGCAGCTCGTAGTAGAGGAGCTTCGCCCAGAGTTTGACGGCTTCGGCGGAGTTGGTGGTGAAGGGCGTGTCGGCCATGGAGTCCTCCTACGACAGTCCGGGTTACGCCCGATCCCTCGGGCTCGGGCCGCGCCGACCCCTCCCCCCGCCCCGCCAGCCCATCGTCAGCCAGCCTGGTCCAGGGGAATCCCGCCCAGATGGAACTTCATCAGACGGGGGTCGGCATCGGTCAGTTGTTTGTAGAGGGGGTAATTGTGATCGAGCAGCTCGTCCAGATACGCCCGGGTGAGGGCCACCCGTGGCGGTTGCCCCGCACTCACGATGCGACGGATCCCGCGGGCCATGGGACGCGCCGGTGGAGCCTCAAGGCTCGGCACGGAAGCCGGGGTGGCCGGGACCGTCTGGGGGGCCGCCACCACAGGGGCGGGCGCCGGGGTCGGCAGGGGCACTTCGGAGACCGGGGTCGCCCGCGCGTCCAGTCGCCCTTTGGCCAAGAGGTATTTTTGCAGTTCGGGGAACTGGTCTCGGTACACCAACGCGGCCAGTTCGGGGTTGCGGAACTGGCCGGTGCGGGGATCCACGTCCAGCTCTTGATTGAACCCAGCCTGGTCAATCACTTGGTCGTAGTCGTCAAAAAAGAGCCGACAGGTCGCTTTCTGCCCTTCGAGCGCCGCATTGAACGCGACGAGTTGGCCATGGGCCGTCAACTGCTTGTTGAGATCGGCGGTAAACTGCGTCATGGCCTTTTTGAGGTGCCCCACCACCAGTTTGGCGTGGGTCCCCATCGTGGCCCCGGCGTCGGCATCGGCCTGTTGCACGAGTTCCTCGAGATTGAAGTCCGGGAATTTCACCTCGAACGCCGGTCCTTGCGGGACCGTCGAACGGGTCTCGGCTTTGCGACTCGCGATCTTCTCTTCCGCGTCTTTCCACAACTGCTTGTAATTGCGGGTTTTGGCGCGCTCCTGCTGGAGCGCCACCCCGAGATTGCCTTCTTTGGGAACGGCGGGGCTCGGAGGCGGAACCGGGACGGCATCAGGCTCGCCGGGTGCGTGCGACTCCGGCAGCACCATGCCTTCGGGGAGGTCGATCTCGACGTACTCTTCGCCCGGCACCAGTTGGAGCGTCGTCTCACCTGCCATGGTCTGACTCCTTCCGCCCGATCACGGGGGGCATCCCGATGCGCCAAGAGTCCCGGCCTGGCGAGCCGGTGCCGCAGCGATCGCCCTGCGGCGAAGCGAAACGCGCCGGGACGATCGGCCCGGCGAACCGATGAATCGAGGGGTCACGATCTTCAATTCCCCCTAAAACACAAACAGCCCGAGTGCCTGATCGTCGCGGAGGAGCGTCCTCCAACGCCTCAGACACTCGGGCTGCCGGTGTCGGGTTGGCCCGAGAATCGGTGCTGCTCGCTACCCTATTGCTACAAAATCATAGGCGGTCTGTCAAATCTCGTTTCGCCTCAGCCAGCGTCGGCCCCCTCGGCCCGACGCCCTGCGGCTCATAGCCCAAACCGGGGGCGGGCGTACTTGAGAACCATCCGGTGATGCTCGCATTCCTGACAGGAGCAGGGACGCGAGGCCCCGGTGACCCGTCTGCGGTTCGCATGTTCCAGCAGAAAGAACTGGGCGCGCACGGCTGGTGGCATGTCGTCTGGAACGATCTCCGCCCCGTCTTCGCGCTCTGCGGTCATAGCCGTTTCACGCGCCCGCACCCGCAAAACGCCCGGCCCCCCCGGATCTCCGTGATCAGTTGCCCGCAGGCGTCACAGACGGGCGTCTCTTCGACCGGCCCAGAAGCATCGGGCGGAATCCGGTCCTCATGGGGGTGCCAGCGGCGGAGTTTGCCCTTGAAATAGACGAAGGCCAAGGTGCCGGTCAAGCCGTCCCCCCACCGGGCGTGTTCGGCCATGATCCAGGCGGGCACCTTGGCCAGAGGGATTAGCCCTTCTGGGAATGGCCGCGACTCTTCCTAATTTCTGCCCCGGGGGGCAGGTCGTTGGCGGCACCCGAATTGGGAGGTGGGGGAGGCGGGGCGGTCCCGTCGGCGAGTTCCGTCGCCTGGTCAGGCGCGAGGTCCGGCAGCGTCAGCTGCGCCGCCTCCAGATCCGTCGCCTTCACGAGCACGATGGTCCCGCCGATCCGCACCTGGTTGAAATTCGCGTCCTTCCTATCGACCACTTCGATCTCGATCAGCATGACGAGCCTCCTGGGGTGTGGGGTTCACCGTTCTCCCGAGTTGCACCCGTTGGGGGGTCATCCCGCCCCCGCCGTGGCCGCCCGCATCGCCGCCGCCACCTCGGGCGAGACCGCTGGCTGGGCCGCCGCGCCCGTGGGCGACAAGGGCGGAGCCCCGGAAGGAGACGGAGCCCCGCCCGCCCCAGCCTGGGAAGTGGGCTGGGCTGTCGCTTTCAATTGCTGGATGATTTCGGCCCGGCGCGGCAGATCCGCCATCAACTCGACCAGAATCTCCAGCGTCACGGGGGCCAGTTGCATCAGCATCGGGGCACTCCGCAGCAGATCTATCAGCTTGAGCAGGAGCGCATCCCGGGCCGTCGCCGTACTGGGGGTTTCGGCCAGCACAATGTCGTACTTCAGTTTGGAGAGGTCCCGCAGGACCCGTGGCTGCTGCGCGGCCCGCATCGTCGCCCGGCGCGTCTTCCACTCCTCCTCCGGCAGCTTCCCGAACTCGGCGGGATTGACCCGCACGATCACCGGCTCGCCCAGATCGTTCGTCAGCCGCACATACTCCTCGCGGGTCATCACCTGCTGGATGCGCCGGGCCAACCGCTGGTAGGTCAGTTTCCGAGTGCGCCGGAACCGGGCAAAGAACCCCGCCGCGATCACTTGGCCTTGGCCGATTTTCCGCCCAAGGGCCACCCCAGACTCCGCGCCCCCTTCTTGATAGCCGATCAATGAGGGGTTCAACCCCGTGATCTGTGGCATCAGGGCTTCCATCAAGCGCCCCATGTTCGTCAAGACGGCCACCAGATCGGCAATGGGCGGATGGAGATAGCCGGGCGGTTGCATCCCGCGCTTCACCGCAAGCGGGGCGGTGGAATGGGGATCGGTGAGTTGCCGTGGATCGACCGACCCCTCTTCGTAATACTGTCGGAGTCCCGCCAGTTTGCCCAGGATCTCCATTGCTTGGCTGATCCGCTTGTTTTCGAGCCTCTGGGGATCCTTCAGGTTGCGGACGACGCCATAGAAGTCGTCCCCTTTTCGACGCGCCACGTAGGGAACGACGGGATAGGCCCGGCGGTCGTTCTCGTGGGGGTTCCCTTCCTCCAAAATGTGATACGTCGCGGGCAGGATCACGGCCATATCCACCACGCGAATCCGGCGCTCGTAGGCTTCGAGATGCTCGGGATCCGCCCGCGCCACGGCCTCGGCCGTGGCCCGCGTAAACGGGAGGGGCTCGCCCGCCGCGTCCTCTTGGGCCTCGATCACGCGGCTCGCAGCGTAGTCCACCACGACCCACTCGGAGTCGAGGCGTTGATACCAATACTCCATCAGGAGGAGCGTGTTCTGCTCCCGGTCGTAGAAGAGCTGTTCCACATCCGTATCAAGGATCGGATGGCCCCGCACCGATCCGTAGCCGTCTGGCGTCGGCATCTTCACCGTCGTGTCTTTCATCTCGAACGCCCCCCCGACCTGCCCCAGAGCCTCCCGGATCGCGGCCGCCTCGTCGGGGTACTCGGCCAGGAGCGTCGGGAGAAAGGGGTGCTTGAACACGATGCAGTACCGCGCGTCCGAGAGATCGTATTCTTTGGCGTAGGGATCCCACAGGACCTCCTCCCCGCCCTTCAACAAGGTCTTCGTGATGGTCCCGTGGAGCGGGTCCTCCCACTCCACCCCGAGTTGGAGGCCGTGGACCCCTTCAATCAGGCCGTCCTCCAACTGCTCGGCCAGGGCGTCCTGAAGCTCTATTTGGTCGGCGTAAAACTTGAGGAGCCAGGACCATGTTTCGGCGTCTTCGGGGTCATCCTGGCCTTGCGGGAGCGCGTGGGGATCATAGCGGTTCTGCGCTTCGTAGCCTACCAACAGGTCGATGAACCGTTGCACGTGGTTGAACGACAGGACCGGACGATTGGCCGCTTGGAGCGCCTCGGCATCGGCCGTTGAGCCGTCCACGGACCACTGCCCGAGCCCCCCGACGTAGTAGCCCCGGTCTTCCTTGGCCATGACCCGGAGCTTCTTCCAGAGCGGGTGGTTCCACGCCTCGGCAAAATCGTGGCGGGCTTGGACGGCCAAATCATCCGTCGTCGGGGCCGCCCCACCGCTGGAGCCCTGAGCGGGGAGGGCTTGAAGGGCGGCGAGGGAGGTGACGTCGGGATCAGCCATCCTGATGCCCTGTCAGGAAGTTCCATAGCCACTCGTCATGCTCCGCTTGAATTTCTTTTGAGACGCGGAGACTCCATACGCGCAACTTTGCCTTTTCCTGCTCGCGGTAATTTACAACTTGCGGATCAGCCATGCCGTTTGCTCCTCTGAGTGCGTCACCGCCTTCGCCTTGGGGTTCAGCGTCGCTCGTCGCCGCTCGTGATGCCGCGCATATCGGAATCTCGAAGATCGGACTGCGCGATTGCACCACTGCCCCGTTTGAAAGTTCCCACGCTACCCCCAACCAAAACCCGGCCAGTTTGGTCCCCGCCGGAAACTGAGGCAAGACGGCCTGCCCCCACGCGAACGCCGAGAGCGCCGTGGCGAGAATTTGTTGCTGCTGCTCAGACAGGGGCGGGGGCTGAGAGGCGCGCGATGGCGTCGCCATCTACTTCCTCCGCTTCCCCTGCGGCTGCACGATGAGCGGGCGTTTGGCGAGCTGCTTGGCCTGTTCGACTAGGCTCGCCTTCGCCTTGGCAAAGGCCGGATTCACCTCCATCGCGGTGCTGGCGAAGCTCTCGGCGGCCCACTTCAGGCGCGCGTCGGGGCTCGGAGCCATCGGGGCGGCCATGGGTGTCATCCGCTTTCCTGTATGGTTCCGTTTCATCACGCGCCTCCTTCCTTGTAGAGAATCACTGGGAGTCCGTCTCCGATCTGGATGATCATCGTGCCGTGCGCGTCCACCAGCGCGTTGAGCGCAGGGGCCGCGTGCGCGTCAACCCACTCGTTCAACTCTCGTCGGGCCTGTTCCTTGTGTTTCATCGTCTCCCTCCTCTCGCCTTTCCAATCACCGCCCCGTGGGCGACGGGAGTCCCCGTGGCCATTAGAGTCCTCCCATCAAAATGTCATGCCAGCCCACCGGTTGGCATCTTCATTTTGCTGACGCTCCCGGGTTCCAGGGTACAAGAGTTCAAGGGTGTCAGGATGGATCCCCTCCGTGTAGGGGGCAATCCTGGCAACGGCATTGCGCAGCAGGTCTGGGTGAAACAGCGGGGTGTAGGGCGTGGATGGCTCACCGGGAAATGCCCGTGTCAATGCCCGGGCCAACATGGACCGTGCGAGGCTGGCTCCGGATCCCCCAGAGGCCGAAAGATCAAAGAGGTTCCCTGCCAATTCCTGGCGCATCGCCTCGGGAGTAATGTCCTGTCCGCTATACCGACGGCCGACGCGACGATTGAAGACGGCGGCAATGTCTGCTGGAGTCGTGGCGGTGGATATGTCACCGGCGAAGCCCTCGCGGTTCGACGCGGCCTCGGCTTCCCACCGAGACTGGGCACTGACAGGGGACTGGTCTGTCGTGAGGAAGGTGAGCAGATCGATGGCCGCTTTGGCGATGAGCGGGAACGCGAGGGCTGGGGCGACGGTTCCGAGGGCCGCGGCGGTTCCGCTTCCCAGAAGCCCCGCCGAGGCGGCGGACCCGGCCAAGGCCGCGCCGCCCCCCACCACCCCGCCGATCCCTGCCGCGGTGTTGCCTTGCGCGAGTTGATAGGCGCCGGTCCCGAGCCCCAGGACCCCCCCCGCCAGTCCGAACCCGCTCTGAAGGGCCGCTGGCGAGAAGGCTCCCGTCGCCGGCAACAGGGCCGTGGCCGCTTCGGGGGCCACCCGCAGCGCCCCCCCCGCGAGGTTCACGGCGCCCGACGCCCCTCCGAATGCCCGTGAGACGGGGTGCCCCTCACGGGCCAACGCCAAGGCCAACTGGAGGGCACCCCCGCCCGCCTGGAGGCCCCCCAAGGCTTGAGACGGGATCGTCCCGGGGCGCACAACATTCGTCACTCTCCCCGCCACTCCCGCCTGCCCAAGCGCCGCCTGAGCCTGCGACAGATCGGTCAGCACGGGGTTAACGCCAGGAATCATCGGAGGGGTCGCCCGGACCCACGGGGCACGAGTGAGCGGTTGGGCGGCGGCCCCGTCGCCCCCCAGGAAGGTGCGGAGCGGGACCACCCGAGGGGCCGACGGCGCTGAAGCGAGGGGCGGCGCGGGGCGGCCCAAGAAGGTGGAGAGCGGGACCGTGGCCATGGGGGTTAGGGACTCGCGGACGGCGCGATCAAGAGGCGCCGGATGGCCTCCAGACGAGACCGGAGGGCCGCGTCCTCGGGATGCGGAGTCGGCCAGGGCATCCGGACGGGCTGGCCGCGATGTTCCAATAGGGAGGCGAAGAACTCGTGCAGGGCCACCTTGTGCGCCTGCGCTTCGGCCTCCGCGCCCCGAGACCGCACCACGTCGGAGACGGAGACCGTTTCGGCCCTCGGTTGCGTGGCCTCAATCCCGGCGACTCCCTCATGGGCGCTCGTCGCCTGCATCAGGCTCCCGGGATCAGTGGCAAAGGCCGCCCGGAGTGTCTCGGCCAGCCGGCGGCGCAGGTCAGGGGGCCGCAGAATCGTCTGGTCGAGCCCCACGTGCCCCAGTTCATGGCGGGCCACGTCCTCGGGGGCCACGGATCCCCACGGCATCCGGACCGTCTGCTCGCCCCTGTCGGGAAACCGGACGGCGGCGTGTTCGAACGAGGCCGACCCCCCGACCTCCCCGGGGCTCAGGCTGACCTGGGGGATCGACCGAGCAATCCCGGCTTGAATCCAGGCCGGCAAGTCTTGGAACGCCCGCCCAAAGAGCCGGGCGGCTTCATAAGAAGTCGGGACAGTCGGGGAGGGCAAGGGAAGGGCGCGAGCCGGTAGGCTGGGATCGCCAGTGAAGACCCCACCCACCGGCGGCGCCGCGCCCAGAAACTCCCGCAACGGGATCACGTGAGGCACGACCGCTACTTCTCCTTTTTCTTGGGCTTCGGATGACCCGGCATCGGGGGGTAGTCCTTCTTCGAACCTTTATGCGGCATGGGCCTCACCTCCCTTCCGTTACGGACATCGCTGGAACATCCAGGCCAGAAAAAACCCGAGTCCGACCAGCCAACCAGCAAATTCCCGGCCCAGGAGGGCCAGCCGGTGATCCTCGTGGAGCGCATCGGGTGGGCGCCACTGCGCCGTCGCCGCGCGGCACGGCGTGGCCGCGCACCCCGGGGGACCCGTTACCGGGGGTCGGGGCACCGGGGGCATTCCCGCGGGTCCTTGGGGCCGCCCCAGAGCACCCCCCAGAGCGCCACGAAGGGGGTGGCCACCAGAATCACGCCCACCGCGACCGTCACGAGCCCCACCCCGGCGAGCCGTCTGGCCCAGTCGGTCACGCCGGACCACCCGGCGAGACAAAACTCCGCGCCTCGCTGACGGAGGACACGCCAGGATCCCAATTGACCCGGACCAGAACCATGCCCGGCAGGAGCGAAACCCGGATCTCGGCCACCCGGGCGGGTTCGGGCAAGGCCACCCGCAGGGCCGTCACGAGGCGCCGCACCTCGGCGTCGTCCACCGGTGTCCATACGGGGTTACTGGGTGCGGGGCGGCAGCGGATCGACGGCATAATGAACCCCAGGCTTGCCGATCCGCTTGCCCTGGGTGATCCACCTCCTGCCCTGCCGCGGGATCGCAAACGCCCCTCGGGGGAGATTCTTCCGCTGTTGGGACGAGAGTTTTGCCATGTGACCCTCCTGTCACTCTGCCCTTGGGGGCAGAGCGTTCCCTTCGTTAGCGTCGCCCCGCGCACCACGCGCATTGGAGATACTCCCGCCCCGGCCAGCCGTGCAGATAGTCCTGGCCGAAACGCCGGCATCCAGGGCACCAGAACAGATAGATCGGCAACGCCCCCGACCAGCCGGACCGCTGCTCGTCCCAGAGCCGCACGGGGGCCAGAAAGCGCGCCCGAACCCGGCGCCAGCGGGCGACGGCTCCCTGCCACGTCACGTGCAGCATCCAGGCCAGCATCACGGACCCCCTGCCGGGTCGTCAGCATCGCCGTCGGGATCATCGGGGTCCTGCCACAACGCCCACACCACCAGGCCATAGCCGGCGACGACGATGAACGCCAGAGAGGCGAGGGCAACCGTGAGCCACTCCCACAGGCTCATTTCCTCCCCTTCGTCATGGGAGCACCCGTCGCCTTCCTTCAGTAATCGTCGCCGTCGTGGTCCTTCCACAACGGCCACAACACACACACCACGAAGACATAGCCTATCACGAGGGCGAGGGTGAGTTGGAGCCACCACGGGATCATGCCCGCCCGCCGGGTCCGGGCCGCCAGATCATCCAGTAACACCGCTGTCGCCACCGCCACGCGGCGGCCGCGCGTTGCTGCGCTCGCACTTCGATCTGCCAGATTCGCTGTCTGGATAGGTGTAACGCCGCCCCCAAACGTGCCTGGCGGACTCCAAAACTTCGGGCGGTCAAGACGAGCCGATCTCGCTCTGACAGCGGGGCGATGACATCCCAAAAGAGCGAACGGATTGGCGCCGTGCTCATTTCCGCCGCTGCTCCAACTCCCGATCCACGTCCCGCAACTCCTGCTGGACTTCCTTCAGCCGTTGCTCCTCGAACGGGGTGCGGGAGCGCCGTTCGCGCTCGGGGATTGACTGGAGCTGAGTTTCCTCCTGCCTCAATTGACGCCGATCTGTGCGGCGCTGGCCCTGGTACACCTCGCCTGCCAACTGTCTCAAGTCCGCGTTCTTGGCCACATAGGCGTCCAAACTCAGGACCGTCCCCCCCACCACCACCAGGGCCGCGAGGGTCTGTTGCCACCACGTCAGGCGCGCGACGAGTTGGCGCAAGAGGGTCGGGGTGCCCTTGGGCACGGGCTTACAGTCCTTCTTCGTTCAAGGCTTGGGCTCGACGTATCCGTTGCGCAGAATCACGTTTATGAACGGTCGCACACTGGCGACAGTACCTATAAGTTCGCCATTGATAAAGATTTTCTCCGGTATAGGGATGACCCCGAGGGCACATAGTTTTTCGGCGATTATGCGGATACGTCGGAGAGCGGAGGTTATTTTCGCGCGGCGTCACGGCTTCGAGGTGATCAGGATTCACGCAGGAACGGACATGGCAGCGGTGGTCAATATGCAACCCCGGCGGAATGGACCCCTTGCCCAATACATAAGCGACACGGTGCGCCAACAGATGCTTACCGCTATCGTAATATCGCCCATAGCCGTGTCGCCCAATCTCGCCCTCCCACAGCCAACACCCCGACATCGGTTCAGGACTCGATTTTGCCCAAAACCGTTCCGCAGTGAACTTCCGCATTACAGCACCTTAAACGCCAACCGAATCACCGTCCCGAGCATCTCGTTTAACCGCTCCCAATCTACCGACCGCTCCCCCTTGAGAATCGCCCGGTCGATCTCTCCACTCAGACGCCGCATCTCGGTGTCGATCGCCGCCACGTCCTGGCAGGTTTCGGCGCTGAGGGTCTTGGTCTGGCACCCGTGGCGCATCCGGGCCGCAAGCCCGGCGTAGGCGACCGACGCCTGGCGGTAGGCGACGAAGAACTGGCCCGTCTCCACGCTCAGGCGGTCGGCGGGGAAGAGGGCGCAGCCCGTCAGGACCAGGACGCCGAGCAAGAGCCCCGAGACGATCCGGCTCCGACTCTTGCGCCACATGGGGGGATTGTACGGGACGGGGAGAGACAGAGCGTAAGGAAATTTCTAGGGAAGTAAGGGGAGTACGGCCACAACGCTTCCCGGCGGCTCTGCATAGACGGCTGGATGCTCCAGCACCCCGAAGTATCCCTGCTGCCAGATGATCCGGCGGACAAAGGACAGGTCGAATGCAACGCCGAAATACTCGGAGGCTGGGTCCCGCAGCGTTGGCTCCACGACTCGGCCGGTCTTGATGTCCACGCACCAGGCGTGTCGGATGGGAATGATGGCCATCGCCCACCCTTCGGCGTACACCACCGTCGTCGGGCGTCGAATCGCTAACGTCAGCGCGTTGTGAAAGCACGCCTTGGCCACCCCGAAGTTCACGCGCGTCGGCAACGGTGCCCATGGCCACTCGCGCCCGTGCTTCAACAGGAACGCCTCCGCTGTTTCGTATGGCCCGACGCGACGCGGCCCATTGGCACGGCGGAGTGTATCCAGCTGATGCAGAAAGGATTGCAGCGTCGTATACTCCCCCGGCACGGGCACGTTGCTAAGCACGGGCACGCCCTCGCCGCGTCCAGATCGCGTCACATCCGACAACGACCACGGCAACCAGCCCATAGCACAGGGTCAGGATCAGGATCCCGATCAGCGGCGGCACCACCCCGGCCACCACGGCCCAGCTCAGGAGGGTCATCTTGATCCGCTCCCACCCGACGGGCGTCGCCCACCGGCACCGGCCGCGCCAGAAGCCCGGCCAGGCCGTATCGCGGAGCCCAGGCAGATACCCGGACGGCACCCCGCCACGGGTGGCCTCGGTGGGGGGACCGTAGTGCATGACCCGCTGGCAGTCGGTGAGGTCGCCCGCCAGTTGGGCGCAAGCGACAGGGAAGAGACAGCCGGTGAGCTTTAAGTTTACGCATACGATCGGCCTCGACGTGTTCATGCTCGGGGTCGGTGCCCCGCAACGCTGATCTCACTGGACGCGAGCGGCCGCGTCGGGGGTGCCTCCTGTGAACGTCACGGTGATGCCCGCAGTGGCAAACAAGCGTTGCACCCGGTCCTCACGCTGCCTCTCCGCGATGTGGGAGTCGTCGTTGACTGTCAGCAAGCGTTTGCACAGGAGACTGAGTAGGGGACTTACCCCCCTCACCGTCCGCAGATCAGAGTTGTGCGCCCAATCAAAGAGCCACATTGCCGCTGGCATGTTCTTGATCACGTGTACGTCAAGTGTGTCTGGGGTCGGCGTATCGTTCAGGGCCTCATCTGCCACCCCCAGAGCACCAAGATAAATCCCCAGGCAACACCGTCTGCCATCCTGGAGGCGGAGTAGGCGGGATCCGCGAGATCCGCGTCCACGATACCAGATGGATCGGTCAATGATCAACTTCATCGTTCCCTCTCCTTGAAGGCCGCCCCTCTCTTTTTGGCCTGCCGCCGTTTGGCCCGCCGGGCCTTCTTGAGGTTCTGGACCCCCGCCCGGCGCTTCCGGGGGGTCCGGGCGAGACCACCCCGGACCCCCCGGCACGCTGGGCAGGCCAACTCCACCAACGGATGGAGTGGGCAGGTGGGCATCGCTCAGCCGGTTCTCTGCCCGTGGTCCCATACACTATGGGCGATCTCCTCCACCAGCTCCCGCACGTTTTGATCGTCTGGCTCGTAGCCCGAAATCAGAATTTCTGAGGCGGTCGCGAACGAACTGTCCAGGGAGACGAGAATCTCCGAGTCAGGGAATTCCTGTTTGAGCGCGCGTTGGACGCTGGTCACGTATTGCTTGGCCTCGGTGTCGGTCGATTCCCCCAGGTTCTCTCGGCAGATGCGATAGTCGATTTTCATGGGTTCCTCCTCCACCAACGTTAATGATAATCTCTCCACCGCGTTTACGCCTTGACGTAGACGTTCAGCCCGATCTTCACGCCGGGATGCCCCGGCAGCTCGGCGTTCCCCTTGGTCGATGCGATGACCTGGCTCTTCCCGGTGCTGCTCAGGCCATTCCGCTTACTCAGATCGACCGTGATCGTCAGGATGTTTCCATCCGTCTTAAGCGTCACGTTGTTCATGGCTCACTCCTCAAAGGGGTTGGGTGCCCCCGCCTCACAAGCGCGCACGCCGAGCCCGGCCAAGGGAGTAGTAGCGTGCGGGAGTCTCGTGAAGCGGGGACGTGAGTGGGTTGGCCGGGCTCATGGATTCCTCCTGCCTCGGACACTACACTAAGCAGTTTATTGTGTCAAGGAAAAAATGCAGGCGGGATTCAGCCCTTTTCCAGCCGACCGCGATGCCGAAGACACTGACACCTCGGGCCGTGGGGCGGGGGTCCCTTCCAGGCGGGAGCTGGTGACGGGGCCGAGGGGGAGGAGGGTGGGGTGGGGCGTTTAACGGGGCGTTTAACAGCCCGTTTAACCCGGGACCGGCCCATGGCCGCCGCAAAACACGCGCGCCCCCATCGCTGGCCAAGGAGTCTGGGCTCCTGCCCGCACTTCGAGCAGCGCGGGGTCATCATCGGGGCGGGGACACCCGGATCGGCGGCGGGGCGGCCACCTGGGGCTCCACGAACCCCGCCAGCGAGCCCTGGCCAGAGTGGGCCGGTGCCGTCTCCGCCTCCACCACCCCCCCCTCGGCTTCGAGGGCAGCAGCCTTGTCCGCCTCGACCGGATCATACCCCGGCGGCAGGGTGCGAAAGATGATCTGAATCGGCACGATGGGGCCGACAGTCTGCTCCCCCCCGTTGACCTTGGCGCCCCACCGCTGAGGCCAGCGTCGGGCGAGGAACTCCTTGGCGATCGTCGGGTCATTCTCGGCGCCGCCTTGGAAGACGCCCACGAGGTTATCTTCGACGATCCCCGAGACCTGCCGAACCGCCACCAGAAAATCACGGTAAGGTCCTGATTTTTCACGCTCTCCCCTGGCGAGCCCCTCCCGGAGGGCTGAGATGCTGATCCCCGCCACATCCGCCGCGGTCGTTAAATAATTCCCCCGGCGAAGAGAATCCAGGATGGAGTGCCGGATCTTGGCTGTCAGCTTGGACGGGCGCCCCGGTCCCGCCGTGGGAGACAAGACCCCACGGCCCTGAGCAATGGTCATCGGTTTCGGACGGACAGGCACGTCAGGGGGTTTCGGCAAAGTCGATCTCCTCCCTCAACCCGACCATGTGGAGACCCTTTCTTCCGCCCAGTATGGCGCGCTGTCGATCTTGAACAACCCGACCATCTCGAAGGTGCCGCATCGACACGGGTGGGGACCGTAGCCGAATTGCGTCACACACAAGGCAGACAGGCGACCCCGGTGCCACCGAATGTCCCCCTCCGTCACCTCGGCATCATGGAGAGCTTCCGCATCGCCCCACGGATGCACCAGCAGAGCGTCTGGACGGCCGCCGCAACTCACCCGGGTTCGTTCGTGATCGCCGCCGCCCTGCCACCGGACAATCCGAATCTCGTTAGCCATAACGCCGGTCCCTCCAGCGAGTGCCCCGATCTTTGATGGGTCGGACCTACCGTAACGCATCACCCGCATTACCCTTTTGAGTCTAGGGTGATTTAACTACACCTGAAGTGGGCCGTGTTCTCAATCCTGACAATCGAGATCACCGCTTCACCCCATGCCCCGCCCGAATCAGGGCCGCCGCAAGCGACTCACCAGCATCCCGCTCCACCACGGCGAGGAGTCGGCCAAAACTATCCCGCGCACAGACGGAAATGGTCAGCGCCGTGGCCGCGGCCAGCCACGCTTCGGTGAACCGCTTGGCCGCGAGCGCCTGGACCCGATCCGGTCCCCGCAGCTCGGGGGTGTCCACCCCGAGGACCCGGATCGTCTCCTGCTGCTCCAGCCCGAGCCAAATGGCGAGCCGCATCGTCAGCGTGTCCCCGTCGATCACGCGGATCGTGGTCCCGAGCACGGAAAAGGGGCGACTGCAGAGGAGGCCCTGCGCATGATAGACGGGCAGGAGGCCCGGCACATGAGAGGCGGGCAGGAGGCTCGGCACGGCGAGGAGGAGCCAGACCCCGACCCATGCGGCCAGGAAGCCGACCTCGAACCATGGAGGAACGCGGGGCACCGTTACGGTCCTGTCGCCACGGTCAGCGCCTCTGCATGACCCGCAACGGCGTCCTCTCTGGTGTGATAGCGGGCTTGGTATCCGTCATGGGCACCACCAAAGATCATAGTCTCGTAGAGGATCGGAGGGCCAGCACCCCACTGATGATCCAGCCCGAGAAAGACCGTACTGATCCGCACGCCGGGAAGCTCGTCGTTGGCCACATGCCGCTCGGCAGTCTTCATCCACCGCCCCCACGCCGTGATGTCAGACTCTTCGACCGGCTTCCCGTCTTTGAGGATATAGCTCTTGCTCATCATCGCCCCTCCGTTCGCCACCCCCACGCCAACAGGGCGGGTCATGGCGTTACGTCGCCTCCCGCCGATCCAGCACCACCAGATGGGACCCCTCGGCGTCCATAATCACGGCGATCACCTTGTCGCGGTGCCACAACTCGGCGAACAGCCCCGTGATCTCGGTCAGCAGTTGGGCCTCGGACAGTTCCGAATAGCGGTTCAGGGATGCCATTAGTCCTCCTCGCCGGGGGGCCGGACCCGTCTCCACACGCGGCGCGGCCCCCTCATGGTGCGCGCCCAGATCCGTCGCCACGCCCGCCACGCCCGATAGCCCCACCACGCTTCCAACACTCGGAGGCGGCGATCCCGCTCCGCCAGCTCGTACTCCAGCCAGCGGATAAATTGATCTTTGGTGGCGGTGAACACGGCCACGATGTCTCCCGCAAAGCCCTGGGCATGGCCGTAATCAAAGGACTGTTCATGCCAGTCGAGGGGGCGCAACGGGACATAGCCCTGCCGGTTCGCCATCTCCACGAGTGCCTCCGCGAGCCGACGGGTGGCCCACTCGTTGATCCGTGCCCCATCGTGTTTGAGCGTGTCCATCGAGACGCGCACGGCGTTCCGAAAGCGTTGCTCTCGCCCTTCCTGATCGCGGGACTGCCACTCGACGTAGGTCATGCTCCTCCGTTCTCCCTCGGGGGGACACCCATAGATCTGCCAGAACAGCGCGTTCTGATCCGGGTGTGTATAGGCCCGCATATCAGTGGCTTTCTGAAGCCACGGGGCCTGCCGTTGGCACGGGGCCTGCCGTTGGCACGCGGCCCACTCCCCTGGTTCCAAGGACACGTGAAACCACGGCCCGCGATCCCGCCGGCGCATCCCGACGCACCAGAGCGCCACCCACCGGGACTTGCGCCGAGGCAGGTCGGGCACCAGGGACACCGCTTCAAGGTAGTGCGACTTCCCCCGGAAGGGCCACCGGCGCACGGGCTGACCCTCAAACGGGATCGGCAAGGCAAAGGCAACCTCGGGGTGAGAGCCGAGGTACGTAACTATAGCGATCTGCCCCTCCGTGCTTCCTTCTCCGTGCATGTCCAGTGCGTCATCCAGCCGCCGCCAGAGGGTTTCCGGCGGGCTTGCCACGAGCGGCAGGGATCGGAGCGGTCGTCGGCAATAATCGCTTCGCTGGGGGCGCGGTGACAGGGGAGCCCGAATCTGGATCGTGCGGCATGGACCGCCGCGGTGTGGGTTCCCTGGTTGGGTCGGTGCTCATGCGAGACAAGATATTCACACCCGCCCCCCCGGCGGACCCACGCTTTGACGCCAAGGGGCAGATTTCGGATCTGGGCCAGCGCCTCATCAGAACCGAGCGGGGCCGTGTAGGGGATGTAGAACCGATAATAATAGGAATCGTATCCCCGTATCCCGTGGCCCACGTCGGCGACGACAAAAGTGAGCACGACGACGCCGAAGATGTGGATGGCGATTGCCACGGCTAGCCCTTCATTGAATGCTGTGGATTCTGCCCTGCGGGGCAGTTTTCTGGCCGGTGCCAGGTCCGGCAGACCGGGTGCCAGTCCTCACCACGAGCCATCCGCGCGGCCCACCCGCAATCATAGCGGCGCGGATCCCGCGTGGCGTGGAGCTCGTCGAAACTCCACTGGCCCGGGGGGATCCTCAGCGCCCGCTGGATGGCGGTTTGAATGAACTGCGCGAGATCCAAAGTTCCGGCTCCGCGTTCCCGAAACGCCCGGGCGAACAGCGTAATCATTCGCCGAGTGCCATCACGGACTTCAACGGCCCACCGGGTGTCAATCGTGTCCAGCGTCACCACGGCCACTTCATGGAGCGGTCGCCCCGCCCACCGAGCCCCTTCGAGCTCGGCCCCCATGGCTGCCCGGAAGCGGACAAAGAACGTGTCTTCATGGGACGATTCAAATTCTGGCAGAGCGAGCGGGCGGACCCGGTTGATGGTGATGCGGTCCCCTCGGGGCTGGCCGGGCTCAAGCCGGAGCCGGGCAAGGGTATTCAACTCAAACAGACCGGGCTCACCCCGGCCCCGGCTGGAGTCGCCGTGCCGCACGCGCTGACAGGTCCCCTCCCACAGCGCGTCCAGTTCTCCTGCCTGCACCCCGGCACTCTGGGCCAGCCAATCGAAATCAGCGCGGTTCCCGGCGTGGGCGAATTCCACCAAGCGGGCGATGGTGTCAGGATCGCTATCTTGTGGAGGGTTGGGCTGTTCTTCGTAGAACGCCGTGAGAGCCCGCTGAAACGGGCCATCGTCTCGGTCAAGCGCGTCAAGAGTGCGCGGAGCGGGTGCCAGGGGCACCCCGCCGCCGACCACCCGCATTCGAGCCACGATCCCCCGCAGATCCCGGCCGATCCCACCGAGATAGTTCACAAGCAGAAGCGGGAAGGCAACCCCGACCGCTGCCAGGAGACCGAGGGGGGTCAGGGGGGACCCGTACCAGTATTGACCATAGTTGCATTTCCAGTAAAGCCAGAGACGCGGACGCTCGGGAAGCGGGAGCGTGGTGGGTCGGGCCACCCGCACGATGAGAGGAAGCTGGCGGTAGCGGAGCCAGCCCTCCACGGGCCAAGGCGACAACTCTTTCACGATGATCGCTTCGCCGGCCAGCCGGTCCAGAAATTGCAACGACCATGCCATGGTTAGTTCTCCATTCTGCCCTTCGGGGCAGAATCCGGTGGGACGCCTCGACACTCGGGAACCAACCCGGCCTCCCAGAGGTGGTGAATCCACTCGGTCTGGACGGCGTCCTTGGCCTGGCAGGTCGCGAGCCCCCGACGGAGGCGGGCCACCTCCGCCCAGGCTGTGGACGCCTCCCGGCGGGCACGCTGGAGTTCGTCTCGGAGTTGGATGCGCTCTGTGGCCGCCGCGTTTGCCATCTTTACCCAGTGGGCACGGGTGTTGTGAGCCGCTGTGGCGGTGTCGGCGGCGATCACCTTCCAGGCCGTGATGCGCTTCTGGGTCTGCCATTCGGCAAGGAGTGCCCCCGCCATGACCACGGCAAGCACGCCAGACACGAGGAGCCATGAGCCGGTATGTTTTGTCTCCGAGCGGAGCAGGTACCCCCATGTGAGGTGAAGAGCGACGGCGAGCACGACAAGAATGCCAGCCACGATCCAGCCGACGCCCATCGCCTATGCCCCTAACCAACTCTGCGGGCGGGGGGTCTTGGGGGGCGGAGCCACCACTGCCCGTTTTAACCACTCCTCCGCTGGATAGAGATGGGCGAGCAGATAGGACAAGGCATCAAGAACGTTATGGAAGAGGCCGCTACTTTTTTTCATCGCCTCCACCGACTCATTAATCCTCCCGGTCGCGGGATCGACGGGGTACACGCACTTCGAATCAAGGGCCTGGATGAGCATATCATTTTCGTCCGGGTCGATCTGGACGAACATTCGATCTCCCACGCCCTTGCGAATAAAGGCCACGTGCAGGGCTTCTCGGCGAGCCGACCACGTGCGGACTCCTGGAATCATCGTCGTCCCGAGCATGTTTTCCACGGTGCGGGCGACCGTGGCTTCGGAGTTCGCCTGCTCCGCCGCATACGTCATTTGCGGATCGCCCACGTCAGAAAACTCATAACCGCCCGTGGAGCCCCGGTAGCCCGTGCTGCGGCGCCGAGCCGGGACCAATCCATACCGCTCTTGGAAGGGGGTCACGTCATACAGAATCATCTGGGCCATCCCCATGTTCACGGCCGTCCGGGATCCCAGAATGTTGATCCCCGCCCCACCGGGCACCGGCTGAGCCCAGACCGCCGAGGGACAAAGCCCCGCATCCCACCCCCGCCAGATCGGCCACTCCCGCCGGATCACGAGCGGCTCGGCAGAGACGTGGAGTTTCCGCGAAAACTCGGGCACGACCCGCTCCCCGAGCGTAATACCCCGCACTTCCCCGCCAAACAGCCGGGCCGCCAAGTCGGGGCGAAGGAGTTCGAGGATGGACTGGCCCCGGACGCGGTACGCCTCGAACGCGCGCGCCGCCTCTTCCCACTCGTGAGCCTCTTCGGGGTCGGTCGCTTCGGCGGCCAGCTCGCGGAAATGACGCGCTTTCTCGCCGGGCGCGATCATCAGCTTGTAGACCTCTATCTCCGGCCGCCCCAGCTCGGCCAGAGCTTTTTCGATCTTGAGAATCCAGTGGTCAGGATCAGGCGGGTTCAACGTCACGATGACCCGGGGCGGAATCCCGGCTTGGCGGACGGACCCGACGCCGATCCCGAGGGTTTCGGCGGGGATGCCGGTCGCCAGATCGGCGGCCGGCGCGACCTCCTCCAACCAGAGCACCCCGGACGTGAAGCCTTGGAATTTATCCGCGTCGGCGCGGCGATCCATGCCGAAAAAGAAGAAGTGCACGGCGGGGCGCGCTCCCCACCGGATGATCGCCTCGGTCCGGCCTTCGCGAAACTCGATCGGGAGCCCCTTCTGCGCCTGCTCCTCGAATGTGGGGATCGTTGTGTTATGGGTGACGATAAAATCATTTATGACAAACAAGCCGGATGGGTGATCGACCCTGAAACAGACCGCTGGACCATGACCGGCCGGCTCGACGCCCACAATGTAGCGCCTCGGAGCGTTGCGGATTCCCTGATAACGTCGAGCCACCGACTGCTTTCTCGTCAGCCTGAACGCCGCGAAATCGTGCGGCAAGCGCAGCCCCATTCTGTACGCCGGTCTCCGCGGGGGGCGAGGGAAGGTGGTGTGGACGCGGACGGTGGCAGTTCCGCCAAGCGATTGGGCGAGAAACACCACGTCCTCGGCCAACGCCTTGGAGGTGGTAGTAAACAGCCTCTGCCCGTGATCCACATGGCCGTCGGTATCCATCAGCCCCTGGAGGACCGCAAGACGGACCTCGGGGCTATTCCACAAGTATCGGGCAGGGACGAACTTTTCCCAGGCCCGGTAGCCAACCAAGCCTAAGTCTCGGATGGCACCAATGACCGGGTTTGGGTGTCCTCCTCTCAGGACATAGGCGTACCGACCTTGGTGGCCAATCTCAACGCCAGCTGGAAGTGCTGTGCTCACCCTATCAACGAGTTCTTGGTCGGCTGTGATGAGTCGCACGCTGGGCGGGGTAAAACACCCGTCTCCTAGAAGCAACCCGAGGAGATAGGGATCCAGCGGCACGGATTGTGCTGGGAATTGTGCCGGGGCGCTCAAGAGCGGGAGTGACCACTTTGCGCTCCCGCGCCGCTCCAATCGCTCACATATGTCGCTGGTCGTGACGAGCTGGAGGGGTCTATATGGCTTCCCTCCGCGCCCAGACCTCGGCTTGCCACGACCAATACGGTAATGCTTAGTCGTCACTGCCCACCAATGATCGCCAGTCACCTGCGCGGACGAGCCATCCGACAACACGACCCGCCAGAGTGGCTGCGCTGGCTGCGGGTAGACGCCAAGGACCCGAGTGTGGGAGCCGTCTTGCGAAATTAGTGTGTCCCCGACCGACACATCCACGGCCTTGATCCATCCGGTCGGGGTCAGCACGGAGGATTCCACACTCAGGGCACGATTCAGGTTCATCCAAGAATCCCTCACGCAGGCGACCCGAACCGGCAAGGCGGCGGCGCGGCCCTCCCGTTCGACGCGCTGCGCCAGTGCGGCACACGCAAATTCAGCCCCAGAGGT